ATGCTCACTCGGCAGCAGATAGAGGGCTGGCAGACTTCCCACCTTGATCAGGCGGCGCTGCAGCTGCACGCCATGGGGCGCCAGTCCGAAGACCTATTCGGCCAGCACGTAAGAAACCTCGCCGCGCCGGGTGGATCTGACTGGCAGGGGCAAGCCCACGACGCCGCGCAGAGCCGCGGACAAGCCGACATGTCGATCGTGCGCCAGCAATCCGACGTGATGGAGCAGGCGGCGCGGATCGCCCAGCGCGGTGCAGCAGACGTTGCCGGCGCCAAAACCAACGTGCTGGAGGCTATCGCCGAAACCGAGGCCGACGGCTTCAAGGTGAGCTCAGACCTATCTATCACAGATGGAAGACCCCCTTCGGATGACAATCGTGAGCGGTCCAACCGCGAGAAGTTGGGCCGACAGCACGCCGAGTTCATTCGGTTCCGTGCCGCGCAGCTCGAGGAAGCCGACACTCAGGTCGGTCGCCAGCTCAAGGAGAAAGCCGGCGAGCTTGGCGGTATCAAGTTCGACGGCGGCACGGTGCGCATGCTCGATGACGGGCATGGAAAGCCGGGAGAACCGGCACCTACGAACCCGTCAGGTGCCCTTGGTCTGCCGGACTACCCGCATGGCACGCTGTCGAATGAGGAGACCCGGACCGTCTATACGCGCGGCGAGTTGAAGATGAAAGATCTTGACGCGCAGTGGGCCAGACAGGGTGTGCCGATTGACGAGCGTGCGCGACGAATGTACGAGATGCGCAACTCCCTGAAGTCATGGACGCGCACTTTGATGAGCGATCGACAGGCTGCGGATCAACTCAACGCGACTGAGCGGAACCGCACATTCAACGAGTTGTTCCGAAACAACCAGGCCAAGGGCATGGCCGCGCAGCAGGCGTATCAAGAAATCATTGAGAGCTCGACCCGCAGTCGCGGCAGTGTCAACCAAGGTTTGGGTATCGACCCCGCCAAACCACCACCCCTACCTCCAGTACGCGGAGGAGGTGGTATGCCCGCCACCGCGCCCGGATCCGTCCCTGCGCAGCAGCCTCCACCCGGTGGCGCGATGCCCGTGGCCCCGGGGTCTATTCCCACACAGGCTCACCTTGGCCCTAACGACACGGTCCATATCGACGGACCCCTTGGGACCGAACGGGAACAGTTTGGCGACGATCCAGGTGAACGTTGACATGTATTGGAGGATGATTTAGATATGGCACAAGAAGTCGAGCCTGGATACCCGCCGTTGCCGTGGGACGCAAAGGGGCTGCGCGGTCGACGTGCACGCATCATTGTCGAGTTCCCAAGTGATAGTGACGGCTGGGTGGCCTCGTTTCCCGAAGGCACACGTGAAGTCGTCATCGACGATGATGAACCCAACATCTACAACGATCTGCGCGTGTACGTGCCAGGATATGAGCCTGCAAACCCGCTCGATATGGAGAAGGTTAGGTACGACCAGCTTTCCCTTCTCGAATGACAGCGCCAGATGGCTACCAGCCAATCTCATACGATGCCAAGGGATTGCGTGGCCTGCCTGCCCGCATCGTTGGAGAACTCCCCCTCGAGTACGACCTACCCGAGGACATTAAAGATGTCGTGATCGCCGACGACGAACCGAACATCTACTCCGAGCTCGCCGTCTACATCCCCGGCCACCCAGATCGGCAGTCTGCGGTGTCGTACGACGCGCTCGAGGTTCAGGGCTGGCACCAACCGGGCTAGAACGCAAAAAAGCCCCCGGCTCAACCATGCTGGGGGGGAAGCACGGGAGCCGGGGGCGGCTGTGAAACGTTGGGTGACTTCTATGTCGTACCGGTGACCGACAGCGGAGGTGTGGGCTTAGGTCTTCCACTGCCTATGTAGGGCAGTGTTCCGGGTAGATACTCCAGGATTTCGGCCGCCATCCAGGCGGCTGCTCTGTGGTTGTAGTCCTCGTCGTTCAGTGTGGGCACGGTGTATGTGCCCTCGTAAGTGTTGCCGTTGGACATCCTTAGCTTCACGCAGATACTTGCGGGGTTCTGGATGGTAGATACCGCCCACTCACACCCTTCGGGCGGGTCCGGCATGTTGCCCTCGGTCAGCTCCATACCCCAATTCTATTGGCGGTAAGCGCTAACGGCGGGGTCTAGGAGTCTTGCTGCTCGAGGTGCCGAAAGAGCTCCGGGGGCGGTTCAGGTAGCGGATGGGCGCGGTCTCCCACCCCCCAGGAAAGAACATCGCGGATGTAGCGCAGCGCAATCCGCAGTAGATCGCGGGCCTTTGAGTGCTGGTCACGCTCAACCTCGAGCGCACCCTCTACGGTTTCCAGCTTCTCCTCAAGCTTGGTCACCCGATCAGCGAGGGCTTCATAGGCTTCGGTGAATTTGGAGAAGGTGTTGCTCTTGCGGGAAAGGAGTGCGACACCAAGCGAGGACAGGAGCGATGAGCCAGCGATAAAGCCGACTACCTCAGCCACATTCACCGCGGAGTACCAGTCGGCAGGCCACACTTCCAAGTCTCAACTCTGCACATAGCGGTGTCCTCTCATTTCAGTGAAGCCAACAAATGGATTAGGTCGAGCTGTTCAGGGATGAACCGAAGCAGTCCGGTGGTGCGCAGCAGATGTACGGCCACTACTCCGATCACGGCGGAGCTGAGGAACATGTGGGACTGCCCGTAGCGGGTAGTGGCGTCCGATAGCAGCTCCCCCGGTGGGCAAGCTATCTCGTAGGCGACGATCCCAGCAGCCATAGTGATCCACGCCCAATCAGATGGATGCCAGCCGGGTTCTTGATCCATCGCTTCGACGTACTTCTGCATGAGTTCGTCGGGGTGTTCACTCATCGCGGCTCCCAAGTATCAGTGGGTATCAAAGGAGTGCAAAGCTCTGTACGTCGAAGCCGTCGTTGTTGATCTGGAACACCGTCAATGCCGGATCTCCGTCTTCGCCCATCTTGTTCATCACCCACGCTGAACCGTTGTCCAGGGTTGAGGCTTGGATGTGCCAGCGCGCCTTACCTGTGACTTGATCCCGCCCATGTGGCCGGAGGCTGGCGTAGTGGAAATGTCCAGTCAGCAGGACGTGGCAGTCCATAACGCCGCCGTGGGTCATCTTCTCCCACCACGTCTTAACCCGGTCAGCACCGGAGGCTTGGTGGCCGTGCGCCAGTCCTAACCTGGTGCCGCGTACATCGAACTGCAGCGTCTCGCACCACTCGGGCGGCCGGTGGAACTCCACCGGGAGGTTCGGGCCTTGGTTGTCGGGGTTGTTGTGCCATTCAAGACGTTTGGAGATGGCCAATCCCCAGTCATCGGTGGGCTTCCCGATCAGATCCTTACCCCGCCGCCACTGCCCGTGATTGGACGGGATGGACAGCACATCCACAGGGGCATGCTTGGCGCACAGGGTGATGGTCTTCCAGAACTCCGTGGCGGCAACCTCGACCTGATCCATGAGAGATAGTCCGTTGGTGCGGGTTTGGGCTGTTACATTGTCGAAGCCCTCCACAATGTCACCCACGTCCGCGATGATGATGCGATCAAACCTTGAACGTTTCAGGTAGGCATTCAGGTTTTCCCGCTTTTCCTGAAGGCGCAGCAGTAACTCTTTGACACCGCCGAGATGATCGACCTTCCCGGTCTGAATGTCTGCCCAGCACACCACAACCGTTGACTCGCCCGTGGGCTTCTTCGGCTGCACCGGCTTGGTTCTGCGGACCTCCGCATACAAGGCGGGTAGGTCGACAGCCCAGCGCCGGACGGCGAGGTGATAGCGCCAGGAGTGGTGCTTGTGCTTCTCCCACTCCCCCTCTTTATTGCGGAAGCCCGTCTCCCACACGACGACCTGAGGGTTGCCTGCAATCTCAACCTTGGCTGGGTCGTAGTGCAATTCATCGGCGAACTCGTTTAGGATGCAGTCGAAGTCCTGCTCGTCGAAGTCATCTGAGACCTTGCCGGTCTGAATGAATCCAGCGGTGCCGTCCCACTCCGCGCGCATCCTCGCATGCTCTGGCGCCGACCCATCGCCCACGGAATCGCGTCGAGCCGATAGTCGTTTATCGAGCGCCACCACAACGCCTAACGTGCTCACGGAAGGCCGACAGGCTGGCTGTTAGCCCTTCGGACACACAGTCTTCCCAGAGCGGCGTCATCGACAAATCGCCATCACTGAGCCAACTTTCGACGGCCTGCTTCTCGTCGTGGGTCAGTGTCGCCAACCACCGGCAGGTGACACAGCCGCGACTTGCTCTAGCGACAGTGCCTTGCCGACGCTGAGCCAACCGTTCGGATAGGGACATGTGAACCGCCTTTCATGGGGCGCTTCGAGGGCTCTATTCAGTTGTGCGGCTATGCGGCGCGTAGATAATCGATCGCCGGTTGCGGGTCATAGTTAACGTGCGGCGCTGTGCCGCCACCAAAGAACATGCCAGCGTCGTAAATCGACTCGAATACCGCCGGGATGCCGTCTATCGGATCAGTTAGGAGATGCGCGAATCGCTTAGCGAGAGAGATGGGCCCGCTCCATAAGGTCTGCTGCATGATGATGTCGCAGATAGCGGATTCATTGTCGCCGCGTGGCCCAACTTCGGTATCGGTGTATAGATCTCGGCCCCATTCACTGTTGGCTCCGTGGGCGAAGTCCAGCCAGTAGTCGGGGGTGCCCTGTAGCCGGTCGTACAGAATGCCCTGCCCATCCGGCACTACCCAGCCGGCTCGAACGTTTCCGTTCGCCTTGTGAAGCTCTCGCATGGGGTTTCCCCATGTGACACCCCTTTTCACCTGGGGCAGCAGATCGTGCAGGATGCCGCTCGGGTCAACGATGTCGTGTTTGTACACCCATGACGTGACGATCGCCCCCTGGCTGTACCCAGCCAGCCAGATCCGGTATCCGGGGTATCGGTTGTTGTAATCGCGCAACTGCAGACGTAATTCGGCGATACCCTGCAGCACGGACCGCCACATGGGGAACGGGTCAGCCGGGTAGTTTCCGATCGGCTGCCAATGACACAGATCCAGACACGCCCTGGCGGTGTCGGCTGGGTAGCCGGTCCACATGTCAACACCCGTGCCCTGAACCGTGAATAGGACTGGGGTGACGCCGAGCCTGATTAGGTCATCACTCGACACAACCCCGGTCTGGACCTGTCCGGTACGGCGCTGGTATTCCTTCTGGACAGCTTGGTCGTCGTACCCGAAATACGAGTCGACCTTCAGTGGTCCCCCATCAGCAGCTTTCGCGTAGGAGGCGTAGCGGGCCAACATGACCCGCTGCCACCTCGCCACTACCTCCCCATGGGAACCGAGGGTGAGGATCACTTCTGAGCTCGCCGGATAACCCCATTGATGATGGCTTCAGCGTCGCCGGACAGTCCGAGCGTCTCGGCTACACCAGCCGCGCCTACACCGCCGATCGTCTGCTGAACCTGCCCAATGGCCGCGGTGGTGGTCCTGACGAAATCGCTGACCCTGCCCTGCGCTTCGTCGATAACAGATCCGATGTGGTTGCGGGCCTCATCAGCTTTAACGAGCGCGTCGGACAGGCTTGTGGTTACAGCCTCCACGGGGTCGCCGCCCTTTGAGGGGCGCACAAACAGCGCGCCTGCGGCGGTGAGTCCCGAGCCGATGGCGGTCAGCCAGCCACCGATATCCATGGCGGCTAAATCGCCGCCCTGTGCGGCTGTCGCGGCGGCGCCACCGAATGCGACCACGAATGCGGTTACAGCGCGGAAGATCGTGTTAGGGGTGTACTTCATTTCTAGGCTCCGTTCTGAGCGACGAACCGCTGAAGGGCGGCGGGGTTGGCGGCGTTGACATCGGCGAGGATCGCCTTGGCTAGGGCTGCGTCCTCCTGCCGGTCTGGGTACTTCACGGGGTCGGCTCCAGCCACCTCGCCCAAGAGGCGGATGCTGTCCATGTGCCCGTACTTGGCGGCCATTGCCACGAACTGCGGGTGGGTTAGTCCGTCCCCTGTCCACGCGAACCCGGCGCACGTGTTGACATCGCCCTCATCGAGGTGACGCAGCGGAGATAGCGACGGGCGCCGCACTCCGGCTACCTGCCGCAGAAGGTTGCGGTCGTCGTCGGTAAACATGTCGTCTTCCTCCTGATTGAGAAGTTGCAGCAGCGCGTCGCCCTGCAGTAGGGCGCGGTTGTATCGGTCGCGGCGATCGGCCAATCCGTTGGTGCCGCCGTTGATTCGGCGCGTGACGGTCTCCAAGTCCTGCCGGTCAGACAGGGCGTTGATGTCCGAGCGGGCCACCGTCCAGTACCAAGCCGCACCAACACCGGCCCACTTCAAATCGGCAAGCTCGGTGGAGTGGTCGACAAAGTAGGTTGGCGTCGAGACCAACCGCTGCTTAAACGCCCACTGGGAGAACAGCCCGTAGTTGCTTCTTCCCGTGATCTGGATCCAACTGCGGCCCTTGAACCGCACCCCATCCCCAGGCTGGGTGTTACCCAGATCCGCGCGCCCTTCATAGGCGGCACCGGAGGCGTACTCTTCGGTGGCATTGAAACCGGCTGACTCGTGGCCGACCTGCGCCAGCCACATCGCTATCCGATTGACGTTCGTGCACTGGCTGGCCTTGAGCCCATCGGACACCGCGGGCAGGATTTCGGCTGCACGCGCCTCGGACAGGCCGGTAGTGGCGGCGAGGATGGGCGCGGCACCTACTGGCCGACTGCCCCGCCGGAAGGTGGAGAATCCGTCGGAGCGGATCTTGCGGGCGATGAAGTCTGCGGTGTGTGGATTCTGGTAGGTGTTAATCTCACCGCCATTGGCGAGGCTCGCCAGCTGAAAGTGCATCGCGTCTTTGGGGTTTGACCAGTCATTGCCCCAGAAGACGGTGCCCTCGTAGAACGCCTGGATTTCCTTTATGGTGGCGATCTGCGCGGCACTAAACCCGGCGTTGGCGACCTGGAAGGGATGGCTTTCCCAGTTCAGATCCATCGCCGTACCTGACAGGTGGTTCGACGTGGACACCGAGTTGGTGGGCGTCCAGCACGCCGAGTCTGGGTCACGCAGCGGCTCAACATAGGCGTTGAAATCCGCTGCGAACGCCCGCAGAATCGCCAACGGCTGCCCGTTCTGAATCTGCAGACTCACCGACGCACCCGGCACGGTGACCCAGGTGCACTCGTCACCGTTGACCATGGGCCAGCCGTTACTTGAGAACGAATTTCCATACACGACCCGCGGCATCAGTACGACCACCAGATAGCGGACAGCCACTCATTGATCTTGCGGCGCAACCAAATCACTAGACGCCTCCAATCCGGGGATCAAGCCCCGGCCTACCCGCCCAGCGGGAGCGCCGGAACCACACTCCGAACCCAAACCCCACCAACCCGATAACGGCGTAGAAGGCGGGGTACCGCAGCAGTTGAGAGAACATCATGCAGCTAACGGCGAGAGAGTCAGGGTGTCGGTGTTGATGCGGATGATGTCGCCGCTGGCACCGGACTTGGTGGCGGCGGCCTGCGATGACCACAAGAAGTTCCCGGCCGTGGGGTGATCCCAGAACGACACCCCGGCAATCGTTTCCGTGGCACCGAGGGTGTGTTCAGGGGTGTTGGATTGGCTGATCGAACCGGCCGCAGCAGCGTTGAACGCACACGGGTAGCGGGTGGCCACCGAGGATGCGTTGGCTGTTCCGTTCGCGCCGGGATCGCCGGTGTGCATCTTGGCGTACACGGTTGCCGGTGGTGTGTAGGCCACGTTGCGGCAGATGTGATCGAGAATCTTGTTCGCCAGGTAGGCCGAAATTCCCCATGCCATAGTGGATTTCCCTTTCTATTGATACGACCGGATATGTGCTATGCCCGTTCCGCCGAGGCGTCCGGGGTTGGCGATGCCGAATACGCCGCCTGAGCCGGGGCCGCCGCCACCTCCGGGTGAGTTGCCGTTGGTGTTGGTGCCTGCCTGCGCGCCGCCGGTGTAGGTCTGGCCGTTGAGGGTGGTGTTGCCCGCAGCCTCGCCGGGCTGGTTGAGTCCGTTGCCGGCGTAGGCGCCTTTACCGCCGGCGCCACCGGCACACGTGGTGGTGATTCCGTTGATCAGGAATGTGGTGTCACCGCCGGCGCCGCCGTCTTTCTCCTTGGCTCCCGCGGCTCCGGGCGCGCCCACCATGCCGGTCAGGGTCAATGCGGAGCCGGGGATGTCGATGTTGCGGGCGACGGTGCGCGCGTTCCATGCGCCTTTACGGCCGCCCTGTCCGGTGCTGCCCAGGCCGCCGTCACCGCCACCCCCGCCGCCTCCGGCACCGCACCCAACGCAGTCCATGAAGTCGCAGTTGCGCACGATGTTGTGAGTGAACGCACCGGCGGTGGTGTAGCTGGCCAGGACAGGCAAACCGCCCGGCGGATAGCCGAGGGTGCAGGCGCGTGCCATGGTCACCGTGAGTGCGGCGTCGATCTTGGCGACCCGTTCGATCACCAGGGCCGAGGACATCGAGACGGTGCGCGTCAGGTTGACGGGCAGTAGCTTGTCGAAGCTGATCGATCGCGGCGCCGTCATGTTGCACGTCAAATCGATCGGCGCGACCCGGGCCAATGAGATGGTGCCGGTCATACTCACGGCCTGCGCGAGGTCGCATCCGATGACCTTGGCCAGGAATAGCGCGCGTTCCATGGTGACGGCCAGTGCGAGATCCTGTTGGAATGTGGCCTGTAGTTGCAGGTTCCGGGTGACCAGGATCGATCGCTGCGCGGCCAGTTGGTAGACCGCCTGTAGCGCCAGGTCTCGGGATAGGTGAATCGACTGCACAACCCCGAGCGCCTGCATGGCGATGAGTTCGACCTCGCCGACGCACATGATCGCCAGAGATGCGTCGATGCCTATTACGGCGTGCCACCGGCCTCCCGGTGCGCTTGCTGGCGCGACTGGATTGGGCGACCACTTACCGCCCGACCGCGCAGCGGGAACGGTCGGGTTTGGAGACCAGGGCATTTACGGGCCAGCGAATCCTATGCGCGAGACCACCTGCGCCTCTTCGTCATTCTCGGCATCGCGGGTGCCGGTAATTTGCATCCAGGACGGGTTGGGCTTCCCGTCCGGGTCGAGTCCTCCGCGCTCTACCGTGAAGGTGATACCGGGCAGTTCGGGCATGGTGAACGTTGTCGCCATCTCTTGGGCCTCTCTCTGGGTTATGCGATTCGGCGGCCATCGAATGTGGCGATGCCGGATAGTGCTGTGATGCTGCGTGCGACAACGGTTTCCGATCCTGTCGAGCCGTTGGAACGTACGTCGTAGTCGACGGCGATAAATCCCGGCTGCACGAAATCTCCTGCCACGAGAGGGATCTCAAACGGGCAGCCCGATGGGATGGCGCCGGTGATGCGGGTGCCGTTCTTGTACACCACCCAATAGGGCACGGACGTGCCTTTGGCGGTGACCGATCGGTAGGTGGTGCTGATCCGGTACAGGCCGGTGGTGGCGATCTCGATGCGGGCCGTGCCCAAGTCGTCGAGAGTGACGTCGGTGGTGTAGTCGTTGAATGTGAAGAACCCGGAAGGGAATGCGCCGGACGAGTAGGGGCCATAGGTGACGTCGGCGGTGCTGTCGCGTCTGATGCTCCACGAATTTGACATCGAGAATCCCGCTCCCGCAGAGGTGTAGTCGGACATCGCGAACGCCGCGACCCGGTAGGAGTCGTAGGTGAAAAACGGGCTGGCCCGCTGAACGCTGAACATCGAATACCGGTACGCCGCACCGATGCTGATGGTGTTTCCTGCGTCGGTGGCTGACAGGATCTGGCGTCCGTTAACGCGCACGAAGTAGTTACTTCCCGAGCAGCGGATCTCGATACGCGCGCCCTGCTTAACCGCCGACAGGCCCGTTTGCAGGGTCAGCGGCGTGCTGAACGACCAGCTAGAACCCGAGCGGGTGAACTTGCCGATACGGATCTCGCCCTCTTTGGCCAGGCAGTAGGCGCCCGTGGTGCGATCGGCGTTGCAGCGAATGAACACCCCGGAGTAGTAGTTTCCGTTTTGGGTGTTGCCGAGCACGAATGAGGCGGACTGCCCGTCCGTGGCATAGGTGTAGTTGGGGCTGGCGAAGTAGTACCCGTCAGGGTTGCCGTTCTTGACACCCGCATACCCCGAGTCGCCCCGAATGGTGATATCGCCGGGCGTGGGGCCGGTGGTCCAATCGGTCGAATTCAGTGCGGCACCGTCGGCCCCGGAGAACACGAAACTGTAGCTATTGCCGTCGCCGGTGTTCTGCTCGGTCTCCTGCTCTTGCAGGGTGGTCTGTGCGGCGATGGCGCTTTTGAGCGCATCCTGCGACAAGCCCAGTAGCGCCAGTAGCGAGTCCTTGGCCTGATTGATGCGGTCCCCGATAGCGCCCGTGGTGCCGGTGCCCACGCCGTCGGCGCCGTCCTTGACCCCAGACAGAATGTTGCCGAGGTTATCGACAAGATCATCGACCCGGCTCATGTCGAACGTGCCGGTAACGTCGGCCGTCGTCAGATTTCCGCCGCTGGTCAACTTCTGAGTCTTGTTCTGGTTCAGCCCAAACCAGTCCTTGACCCCCTGCACCAGGGAGTTGATCGGGGTCACGATGTTGCCGTTGAGAATGTCGAGAATCTGGTTGATGACCGTTTGCATGATGGCCAGGCCCGAGACCTGCGCCTGTTGGATCAAGCCGACGATCTCCGAGGCGGTGATCTTGCCGTCAGCGGTAATCGCCTGCAGGCGGTCCTCGATGTTGGCTGCCTCGGAATTCACAACACCGCCGATGGCATCGACCATCTCACGCAGATCCTTGACCAGCCCGAGGTCCAGCAGGTTCGACGCCCACGCCGAAGCGTTCGAGAAACGGAAGGTTCCGGCCGTGGCTCCGGCATCGAGGATGAGCAGCTGCGATACGTATTTCACACCGGCGGGCACGGGCCATTTATCGGCGACCGGAATCCATTGCCAACCATGATCACCAGAAGGTTGCAGCGAACCGCGAATGACATCGGCCAGCGGGTTGCCGTCCGCGTCGAATGGTGTGAACCCGACCTTGACGGGGTTTGAGCCGGCGGTCGCGCTCGCACCGGTCCACTGCGAAGCGGCGCGCAACTCCAACGTTTGACCCGGGAACACCTCGAACGGCTCTGTGCGCAACACCTGCTGCGTGCCGTTGGCGGTCGCCCGGATCGAGCCGCCCGAGATGAAACCGGGCGTCACCGAATCCCAGTCGAAGTACGGATTATCGGTGACGCTCTCAGCGGTCAGGAACTCACCCGCACCGTAGATCAGATCCTGGATGATGTTGGCAATGCGGGATATTGACAGCACACCTGGGAATGAATTCCCGTTGAGGAAGTCCTTGACGATCTGGATGATGTCGCCGAGGATCGGGATATCGTCAGTCCAGCCGGTGAGCAGGTTCCATAGATCCTCGAGCGCCTGTTCCGGGTCAACGTCCAAGCCTAGGAGCTTCTGAATGAGTTCCTTGACAAGGTTTTCGGCGAACTCCCCAAGGGCGTCGATGATCGCCTTCCACATGTCCAGCCCTTGCTGAAAAGCGGTGCCGATATGGAACTCAATGCCCTGGTTGGGGTCGTTGAACGGCGCTGGGGTGCGGTCGAAAGACCGTGGCACTAGGAGCCGTCCTCAGGCTTCAACGGAGAGACTGGGACGATGAGGATTGAGAGCTGTGCGCCCGCTTTGTTGAAGGAGTAGAAGCCCGCCATGCCCTCGTTGACGAGGTTCACGTACAAAGTTGACGTTGTACCGGTGCTGTAGGCCGGGATCATGCCGATCCCGTTGTCTGGGGTGATAGCGGTGTTCGGGGAGCCCGTGGATGAGGCATGCGGGAACAGGGCGGACCAGGAGGACATGTTGCCGGCGCCCTTGGCGATCAGCTGGCCGCTTGTGGCGTTACCGATGCGGACCTCGGAGCCGATAATGAATGGGTCGGCGTCGAGTTCGATGCCGTTGGCCTTGAAATGCCCGTGCACTACGGGGACGTAGTCGAACGGCATCGGTGGGATGATGAATGAGCCGATCGTCTGCCGTGTGGCTAGACCCGTGAAGTCGGTGAACGCAGACTCGGGGACGGTGTAGAAACGTGTCGCCAAGGGGTTGAAGTCGGCTGGCGCGTAGTCGACGCCGTTCCAAGCAATGACCTGTCCTGCGGCGGGCGCGACCGAGTCGTCATAGTCGGTTGCGTCTCGGATGGTGGCGTTATCGCCTTGCGGACCACGCGGTGCTTTGAGCTTCAGGAGCCATGTCGGGTTGGCGGAGGTGCCCGAAACGATGATCTCCGAGGTCAAACTGGGGTTGTCTGGGTCCAGTAGTTGGACCGTGGGCGTGATGTTCGGCAGCGGTCCCGGGGGGCCTTGTGTGCCCATCTGCTTCTGGACGTAGTGTTCGCCGTCCCACAGGTAGACGATGTTGCCTACCCACCAGGCTTTTCCGATATCAATCGGATCGTCGGTGAGGTTTTGGGGAAGATCGGCGGGGTCGTCGATGCTGGACTGATACTGCATCTTGACGATGGGGGCATTCTCACCAGCAGGACCAGGAGGGCCGACGAGGGCGTCCATGGTGACTGCGCCGTCTTGGTCGGCAAGCTCAAATGTGCCCGTGACGCCACCGGGCACGTCCATGTCGGAGACGACACCCCAGAAGTGCAGGCGCGCAAGGATCGACCCAAGGTAGGGGGTATCGCCCGGTTCAGCCATTCTCGATTCCCTTCACGAAGTCATCCCCGATGGGTCGCTCATCTTTGATGGCGATGTTCGGAGTCACCCGCCATGCCGGTTCGGCCATTTCGGGTAGGTCGTCATCTGCGTCTTGGTTGCCGTTGAGTCGCTGTATCGCTTTGCGTTTCAGCCACTCTGGTAGGGCGTTGATCTGTGCGAACGTCATGTTCTCGACGCCCTCTAGGGGGTCGTCGGGTGCGTCGATAGGGACCCATTCGATGGCGCCTTCGACTACTCCGGGTGCCTCGACGGCCCGTGGTTTGATGAGGGGTTGCGCCGAGCGCCGCCACCCGCACCTGATCATGTGGTAACCCACAAGCCACACGAAATGCGCCGAGTCCATGCGGTTTCCGTCTTTGTCCTGCGGGTAGTGGCAGTCCGTCAGAAAGTCCTGATAGGCGCTTTCCATCTCCGCTTTCTGCGCGTCCTGGGCCTTCTGCTTCTCCGCATAGGCTTGTAGGGCACGCGGAACGTACTTATCTGCAGCCAATTTCGTTCCTTTGCTCAGAACATTGAGTCGGAACCGAAGAAGGTTCCGGCGAGGTTCCAGAAGCCCGCGAGTGTTCGCATCGACTTGGCTACCGGGTCTTCTTCGTCCAAGTCCTGGCCGAGCGATAGTTCAACCAGTAGTGGCGAGTCAGCGTCGTATGAGCGGCGGATCGCCGACACTTGGTCGACGTGCAGGACGCTTCCCAACTGGAACGCGACCCTGTCACCGAGCGTGAAATGCTCATCGGCTATCCAAGGCATGCCGTTGCGGATACTTGTCTTGAAGCTGACGAACGCCCTTGTCTTCCAATGCCCGTTGCGCAGATCCAGGATTCCCGCTGACGTGTAGGCGGTCCCTTGGCCTTGCTCGAAATGCTCCAGAAACCCCAGGTCGCCCATGAGCAGGACGCGGCGCGGATCGGTGAATCGTTGCCATGCGAACAGCGTGTTATCCAGCTGCCCTTGGTATAGCTCCTCCAAACCGGGGGTTCCGGGCTGCTGGTAGGCGCCGATCACATAGCTGACGACCGCGGACAGCTGGGAAAGTCCGTACTTGATGCCGAATGTTTGGAGTTGATTCAGCCATGCCGGTGACCGGGAGCCGGTCATCACGGTCTTTGCTGTCGATCCCTTCATGGACCGTTTCGCGTCGATGATCCCGGTGTATTCCCCTTCGCGGAAAACTACCTTGGGCTTAGCGGGGGCGAACCCCAGCCATTTCCTGATCAGTGGATCGGTTTTGCCGTCGCCGTCTTCGTCGTACATGTCGGGCGGGACGATGGCGTTGGTGATCAGGTCGTCTGCGGTCTCCGCGATGAGCCGCAGCGGGCCGTCAATCAAGGTCCCCGTGGGTCCAGTAACCCCGGACTTGTCTTCGAATGCGAAGACAACGCAGTTTCGTGTTGGGCGTGCCAGCGCATCCCCGAGTGCCTCCAGTTCTGGGTGCGGCGAGGTGTCATCTTCGGTCAGCCAGGTGTAGGCGCGCAGCATGCAGCCGGCGTCCTGCATCGGCGCAGCCAAAACGGTGTGCAGGTCTTGCCACCGGGACGACAGGATCGTGGTACGGGACTGATCGAACAGTGGGTTGACGAATTGGACCTGGATAGGCCACGCCAACGGGTTCAGGCCGCCGATGACGTCCCGAACCCCCAGCCAGGCGCCAGGGTTGAAGATGTTCGTGGGGATACTCAGTAGCGGGAAGAACTGCCGAGCGAGGTTCAGGAACATGATGATGGAGCCGGCGGTGCGCATGTTCCAGGGAAGGAAGAACATCTTCGGAAATTGGATTTCCGGCGGGAGTAGAGGATTGGCGCCACCGAGGATGTGTTTGGCGTGTTCCCGGTTGTGCACCATTTCGAGTTCGACGGTGTGTAGGCCGTCTTTGTCGCGGACGGCGTTGACGTTCACGATCTTTCCGCCCCAACGGTTCTGCCAGGAACGGTTGGTGGGGTTTGGATCTAGCGTGAATTGGATATCTTCTTCAGCGCGGCGGTCGTAGAGCAGGAATTTGGACAGCCAGTTGGAGTGCTTGATGACGACGGTGGCGGTACCGGAGTCCGCCATGACTTCCTCGACAACGACTGACTTCTCGCCCGCAAGGTCGGCGATCGGGCGGTGATGCTTGTCCCAGATCCGAAGCAGGGGGCGCTGTTTGTAGGCGTCCTTCATTGCCTGCCGGCGCGCGTTGAGGTAGCGGTATGCCACCATCGGGTCGCCGAGGTCTGGGGTGGTCTGCGTCTCGCGGAGCAGCCGGTCCAGGATTCCTTGCAGGCTTGTGAAGTCGGTCAGATCAATCGACCAATCACCTGACACTGCTACGCGAAGCCCTTTGAATAGCGTTGGGGAACAAACATGGTGACCCGCCCATCAGCGTTGGAGTGGCGCACCTTCACTGCCGCGAGCGTGCGGGGCGGTATCTTGGATGCTTCGGTGAATCGGTCTTCCATACGCCTCCACACCGGCAAGGTGATGGAAAGCAGGTCATGCAGGAGGACGTCGAGGAGTTGCGAGTTCCGTAGAATCCGCATGAATAGCGGGTCAACTGGATCGGTTGTTGCGGTGAGTGTTTGGGCGTTCGGATCGGTGTCGACCATGATGTATCCGTCTTGCGGGCTCAGTAGCGGCAGCTCGACCCACCGGTCACCCTCTTGAATCCAGCATTTACCTGGCGAGGACACCAAGAACTTCGGGTAGACGGCGATGTCTCCGCGGTTCGGTACACGAATGGCGCCTTCACCCACATCCAGCCCGGGAATGAACTCGTTGAGCAGGTCCTCGATCTTGTCCCACAGCGTGGAGGTTTCGACATCGTTCTGCCACGTCTTGAACTCCGTGCGCTTAGCGAAATATGGCTGCGTGGCAACGATATTCATGCTCCAGGTCATGAAGTTGTTGCCGAATGCCACCGGGTCGAGTTCCCACGGGTCTTTAGGCTCTTCAGCGAGCCTGACCCGCAGCCACCGCCACCCATGGGTGCGGGTAAACACCCCCAGATATCCGTCTTCGGTGGCCGACCATGAACCCCACCAGCGTTCCTCGATCATCCGATACCGGAATGGGGTGTCAATGACCCTGCTGCTACTGCCGCTTATCCAGGGGGCGATATCGGGATTCACGTGAACGCCGATGGAGATCATGCGTTTCTTCCAGTCGGTGCGCTCTGGTTCGGCACCGATCTGGTACGGCCCCTCTGACATGAGAGTTTCGAACGGGGTGTGGAACAACCCGGTGGCGACGGGCGCCATCACAATGCCCTCGCGGCCCTTGTGTGAACCCAAGAGGTTCCAGGTGAACCGCTTCTTGTGGATCGGATGAACGACACCGATGTAGACGATCTTCGTTTCCACGCCTTGAAGGTGCGGCGGGAGCTGCGTGAAGTCTTCGCCGGTTTCCGGGCCGTGGATCCAAGGGTTAGACAGAGCCATCTACTACCCCACTGGTCCGGTTCGTGTTCCGAAGTTCTGCCGCCACTGCTGGTTTTGGGCTGATTGCGACTTCTGCATCGCCTGATCGACGCCGGTTCCTACGGGGGCGTTGAAGTTGATGGACTGGTCGACGTTTGCGCCGTTTCCGCCCTGTGCGGGACCGGCGCTGCCGCTGGAGAATGCCGAACCCATATCGCCGAAGCCTGTGCCGGGGATTTGAGCACCTGCGATGACGGGGTTGATATCGCCTGGCGCTCCTTGGAGTTGCGCGGCGTCCATGCTGCCGAACGGAGCCGGAATGATTGTCTTGATCGCGTCGACGATTCCGCTGCCGGATCCAGTCATCGCAGATCCGGCGATATTGGCGAACAGCGCCCCGCCCTCACCTAGTAGGGGTTTACCATCCGAGTTATTGCGCAGCCCGCCAAAGAACTTCAGCAGAGTTGAGCCAGCTTGTACCAATCCCCATTGGGTGGGGTCGGAGAACCCTGGGGGCAGAAGGGACTCTTTGAGTCCGCCGATGCCGATGTCAGCGAGGCCCCCGGCATCCGGCATGATTTCAGCCAGACCCTCGGCGATCTTGGCGTATGGGTTGTTGCCGCCACCGAATCCACCGCCAGACCCGCTTGAACCGAGGGCATTTCGGTCGTCTTTCGCCTGCTGCAGGTCACGCTTGAGCTTGTCGACCATGTCGCGTTTACGCTGCTTGGTCGTCTCTTTCGCCTTAGGATCGGACTCGAGGTCAGCTAGCTCTTGCTCGGTCACGTCCAGGCGGTTAGACAGATCATTGATACGGTCGTCAGCTTCGCGCACCTGCTTCGGGCTGGCACCCGAGGATCCCGCAGATCCCGATGAGCCCCCGAATCCCAAAGCGGATACCGAACCTCCCCCGGAGGGAAGGGAAATGCTGCTCGTCGGGAGCCCCACCGCCGCGGCGCCAGCACCCCGGCCCTTGCCTAGCATCACGTGCACGTGATCCATGTGGTTCTGGGTGCTGCTACCCCGGTCGGGCATCTGCTTACCTGAGGTGAGCGAGCCGCCATATCCGTAGCTCTGCTGACGCCAAATGAATCCGTCAAGCCCCAGCGCTGACGCGTTCTTGGCGATGAACGCCGCGACGGCATCACCCAACGCCTTGCCTTGGGGCGTGTCCCAGCCGGGGATCATGATGTCGATTGCGTTGCCGGATGAATGCTCCCCGAAACCATCTTCAGCCCGTCGGCCACCAATGTCTTTGATCTGGGGCCACATCTTCATGACCAGTGACCGCAGATAGTCAGCCCCAGGGTTGAGGCCCTGTGCGTATCCGGGGGCACGCATCATGTCGTGCAGGTATGCAGCAGATGGCACCCAACCTGAGTTGAGGGCAGCGACGATGCCCGCGCCGCCGTTCTTCATTCCCTTGGCAGTGACAACACCCTCGCCGTTAGACAGCCACGCCAAGATTGAGTCGCTTGTGCCCGTGCCAGCGCCGCGGACCATGCCACCTGCAGCGAATCCCTGCAGCGACTTACCCCACGAGTTGAGTTTGTCCGCGCCCGGGACCTGGAATCCGAACACCTCAGAAGGAATGGACGCCAGGAACGTGCCCAACACCTTAAGGGGTGCCTTAATGACCGCTGCCAGCCCCGAGAATGCCGAGGTAACAGCGTCTTTGATCGCGCTTGAAGCGCCAGAGATGCCGGACTTGAGCGCATCCCATCCTGCGGAGAACTTATCGAGAATGGGTGACACGAAGTTCCAGGCCGCGCTGATCGCGGTCTTGATGCCTTCCCAGGCAGGGGAAATCGCGTTGTTCCACAGCCACAGGGCGCCCTGACCCAAAAGGTCCATTGCGCGCTTCCAGTTGTCGAACAGGTCGGAGGCTACTTCCCACGCGAGGCCGATAACTTCTTTGATGCCGTTCCAGGCGGGTGTGATGGCGTTGTTCCACAGCCATGTTGCTGCGGCACCAATGACCGTGAATGCAGCCTTCAGGCCCGGGAATACGGTGGTGGATAACCATCCCCAGACCGCGCCGATAACGTTCTTGATGGCAGCCCAGGTGACCTGAACTATCTTGCGGAAAGTCTCATTCCGGTTGTATAGCAGGACAATTCCAGCCACCAAACCGGCGATCGCGGCGATAATCAGGCCGATCGGGTTCGCTGTGAGTGCAATATTCAACAGCGCCTGCACAGCAGCCCACGCCTTGGTGGCAATTGTGATGGCCAGCATCACTGTCTTGTATGCGGCCAGACCCGCCACCAGGGGGATGAGGAAGTCCTTGAAACGGACGATGAGGTTGACCGCATCGGATAGTCCGCTCACCAACGACGGGCCGACAGCCGACAGCACGTTTCCGAACGCAGTTCCGATGGTGGACAGCGCAGCTCCGATATTCCCCGCGGCTTGGCTCACGGCAGGGTTCTCGAAAGCGTCCTGCATCTTGTTCGTGAAGCCGGTCAGTCCATCGCCGATGCTTGACAGCGGGCCTTGGATCTTCTCAAACAATGTGATGGCCAGGGTTTCCGCAGCGTTCTTCAGCCGCTCAATGACACCCGGTAGGCCCTGGTTTTGCGCAGCCGCCAGCTTCGAGGCTGAACCTTCCTGGTTCATGGCGTCGCGCATCTTGTCGAATCCTGCTGCGCCGTCCTTGGCTGCCACACCTGCCAGGCGTGCGGCATCCGATCCGAATGCGAGGGCGGTGTCCATCGCGTACATTTCGGGCGTCATACGCTTGGACGCGGCCTGCAACTGACCGAACAGCGCCTCCATGCCAACGAAATTGCCCTGCGCATCGAAAGCGCTCACGCCAAGCTCTTGCAGCGCCCCCGAGGCTTGGTCACTCGGGGCAGAGAGCTTCAAAAGCGCCGACTTCAGCAGGGTTCCAGCGTCACTACCTTTAATTCCGTTGTTAGCCAACAGTGCGATACTCGCCGCAGTGTCCTCGAGGGACACCCCCGTCTGTCGTGCGACAGAACCGCCAGCCTGAAGAGCGAACGCGACATCGGTTATCTCTGCCGATGATGCATTAGCGGCATTGGACAGCACATCGGCAGCTTTAGAGGCGTAGTCAGCCTTCAATCCGAATGCCTGTAGCGCATTGGCTTGGATCTCGGCAGCTTGTCCGGCACTCACCTGCGCGGCGGCGGCTAGTTGCAGGGTGCCCTTGGCTGCGGTTATCGACTCATCCACCGAGAAACCGGCTTTGGCCAGCTCCGTCATGGCCTGCGCCGCATCGGCAGCCGAGGTGTTCGATAACGTCATGTCGTTACCGAGGGCCTTGGCGGTGTCACGGAACCGCTGCATCACGTCTGCTGAAGCACCTGTGACACCAGAGAGGGTGTTCATGGTCTTCTCGAAGTCCAAACCCTTGGTGACGATCGCCGAAACACCGCTTGTGGCCAGGTCGGCGGCCTTTGTCATCGCATTGGCGGCCAGGTTTCCTACCGCGGTACCTGCGGCAACAATCCCGGTTGTGCGTAGAGCACTGGAGAACGAGTCGCCAAACCAGCGGCCCGCACGCCCGCCTTCACGTCCTGCGGCGTCAGATGAGCCAGAGAGGAGCCTGGATACCTGGTTACGTATCGGCTTGGACGACTTGTCGATCGCAGACTGCGCGTCGGAGGCGCGCTTCTGGGCACGTGCTACAGCATCCAAGTCCTTGGCGAGTTCACTAGCCGCAGACTGCTGCCTACGCAGCGCCGACGCATGCGCCTCGGACAAGGCGGTGAGCTTCGAGCCCTTGGTTCCCGCCTCACGCGCCTCATTCAGCTTCTCAAGGGCCACCTTGAGCTTGCCCGCGGCGTCAGCTTCTTTGTCGCGAGACTTGGCGACCGTTTCGGAGATCTTTTTAACCTGATCCGCAGCGGTTTTCGCCTCGTCGGCAAGAGCTTTAGCGTAAGCGGAGCCGGTCCTTTTTCCCGCGCCGATTGCCTGCTTCTGGACGTTGTCGAAGAGCTTGCTGATGCCCTTATTGACCCCATCGAACCTGACGGTGGCAGACACATACCCCGATGAGAGTTCAACAGCCATGTGTCACCTCCTAATTTCCGAACAGGTTTCGCAGTTTCTTCTCGCGCCGCTCTTCGCCCGAAAGGCCAAGTAGCTCTTTGACCTTCGAGATGGGTGCGGCTTTGACTTTCAGGCCGGGGCGTGACTGCTGATCGCCCATATCCGGGCCGATTGGCACCGGACGGTTCCGGTTACGGTGTCCGTCCTTGGTTTTCGCCCACACCAGCCAGCGCAGCGCGTTGGCGATAATCGCCAGAAGGCGGGTAGTGAGAGTCCAGCCCGCATACTTCGGGTTCCTGGACTTCCACAGGGCGCTTGTCTCTTCCGGGTGGTTGACATACACCCACAGGTCGCGCCAGTTGAATTCGTCAGACGGGCAATCTCTTAGGCGTAGTCCGTCTTTGATGAGGTCGTATTCTAGTGCGGTGCCATGCTTCTCGATGAGGTCGAGAAGCGCGACTATTCCCCCACTGTGACCTGTCCGGCCTCCTGCCAGGCGGTGAACAGGTCCTCCACCTCAGTTAGGGGCAGCTCGTCGAACACCGCGAGATCTGCTTCCGAGACGGCGCCCCACTCGATGATTTCCCACATACCCTGTTCGGGGTTCTTGCGGTTTCGCCGAATGACACCGGATGGAACGGACCCGAAGGGTTTGAGGTTGATCTTCTTTTCGACGCCTTCGATTTCCACGATGTGGACGTAGGGTGTTGCGTTTTTTGCAGCCATGAGCGCCCTTTCAAGGGGTTTGTGTGCAGCCGTAGCGCTTGGAGAGCGGCGGGGCCGCGCTCGGCTGCAGGGGAATTCGGCCCCGCCGCGTCTATTAGGAGCCCGCGATCCGTCCGTCGTCGGTGTACGTGGTCACGTATTCACCGGTGGACGACTCGAAGACCTTCAGTTCCACCTCGTATTCGATGGTGTCCTTGCTAGCCAAGGTCACATCACCAACAGAGATGACCTGGCCGTCAGCCACGCAGTTGCGGTACTTCGCGGACAGCTCCGAGTCGATGGTGTCGAACACCCACGTCTGGTGCGGCAGCTTCTTGCTGGTCTTGCGGACCTTCACCTGGGTGCCGTGAGTACCGTCAGCGGGGGTAACGGTGACATTTGAAGCACCGTAGATCGCCTTCAGGACATCGGCATTCAGCGATTCCAGGAGGACGAACTTGAACGAGTGGTTGTACTCGGTCTGCAGCACCTTGACGATGCGGCCACCCATGTCTTTCTTCTCATCGGTGGACCGCTCCGAGGTTTCAGTGATACCGTCCTCGCCGACATACCCGAGACCGACGAATGCGGCGTCAAGTGCTCCGTCGACACTGGTTGGGAGGGTAGTTCCGAGCGGGGCGACGAACGCGGCCCCAGCGGCGGACGGCTCTGCGGCGAAAACGTTGCCGACTTCTTCAGCCATGATGTGCCCCTTTCAGAAGCAGATCGGTGCAGCCGAGCCTTTGAAAGGGTGTATTTAGTTGTAAATTCAGGGATTTGAACGCATTACTACATCGACGGTCATCACGAACCGTCGCGTTTCGCTTTCGATGTCATCGCGGCGAGCGGGCTCACCAGCGATGTCTACAGCGTGCACTCCGCGGCCCTTTCCAGGCAGTTTGAGGAGCCATTCACGTGCCTGCTCGATCAGGTTGTAGGCGTCGAGCTCGTCGGCACTCCACGAGTAGATAATCAGTCGGCGCCGTGCGAGAACGCGGGCTTTGGCTCCCGAATATCCGCTAGAGATTGGCGCTGAATCGATCGTGATCAGCTGCGCTGGGCGCGTTTTCGGAACGTCAGTGGATACCCGAACCGGCATGTTTTCGTCCAGCCAGTCCCTGACCACTTGGGCGTGGTAGGCGAACATCAGCCAGCCTCGCCGAAGTTGTGTAGCAGTGCGTCGTGCTTGTGGTCGTACCGGATGGCTTCTGCCGTTGCGGCGATAGTTGTTGCCCGGTAGTCGCGCTTATCCAAAGGATCATCGCCTTCTACCGAGACGCGGAAACCGTCTTCCAGTCCCGCCTCTTGGTTACAGGCGTCAGCGACCCGCTGCATCATGGGCACGCACACCTTTTCGACGATTTCCTTCGTCAATTCGCTCTGCGCCTTGCGATTCAGCTTGAACTGGGCCACTATCCCGTCACCCTTTTCAGCTCGACGATGATTCCTGGCTTCCAGCCGTGGAATCCGCCCGTTTCGTCGCGTTCACCAACCACCTCGTAGGTTTTCCCGTTGATCCCGAATCGGGACATCAGATCAACGGTCATGGGGGGCATAGCTAGATCGACTTCTGCGATATCGCGCGAGGTGTGCCCGTCTGTGTCTTCGGTGCGGTGCGGGGCATACGAGTACGCCTTCAGGTCCACTGTGGGGCCGAAAACTCTGACATCGTTACCCAACTCGTCCTGCGTGACACCCAAGTAGGGGGTGTACGTGACCGGGATTCTGGCCAGTGATTCGAAGGTCACAGGCGGTGGATGATCACATTAGGGACGGGGTAGCGGTAGCTTCTCGCCTCCGCTAGTTCCTCGTCGGTGAACAAGGATGTGTCAGACACCCAGTCGGCAAGACGCTGCCGAAAGTCCACTCCCGCGGTGAGGTCGGTGGACTTCGATTCGGGTGAACCGGGTTCCACCGTGAGGTGGCGCGCGACAATAGCCGCTACCGCGTCTATTGCGGCTTGGGGCGGCTCATCTCGGGTGTATTCGACGACAAGGATCTCACCTGTGGCGACGGGGCACCCGTTGCGGGTGACATCTACGTAGTCGCCCTCGATGACACCTTCGAGCGTGTGTCCGCAGAGGTCGGTGACCGTAACAGTGTCCCCAGACGGGGGGTCCGGTAGATGTACCCGGCCCTCCACCGTGAGTGCACGCACGGTCACCGCCCCTGCGGTCAGGGTTCGTCCGGCCTCCCGCTGAAACCTTCGAGACACCCTCTCCAACAAGCCCTCGACACGGGCCTGCTGGGAGGCGGAGAGCTCGTTCTCATCGTCCAGCCCTAGGGCGTGGGCGACGTCAGCGGGAGATGCCAGCACTAGCTGCCGGCCCGGTTGAAGACGAGTACGCCGGGGGCCTTGACGACCTTGCCGCCGTACACATGAAGGCCGCGGATGCGGTCGGCGAACTTGTCCTGTGCGCGCATGCCTTCGACCTCGTCGATCTGAGACACGAACGCTGCGGCACGCTGATGGAAGAAGACAGCCTGCGGCGAGTCAGACTCGGGCAGGTTGTTCGAGGTCACCACACGGAATCCGAGCAGCTTTCCAACAGTGGCATTGCGCAGACCAGCGGTGTCGCCGGACGAATCGAAGCTGGTGAGCTTCGAATCAGCACCAACCAGCAGTGCCTCGAACTCGGCGTTCACAACCGCGACACGCAGATCGTCGTCAGGAACGTTGGCCTTGTTCATCAGCTTGCGGGCGTCCTTGACGACATTGAACGCGCCATCTCCCGTGGTGGGGTTGGACGACCATGGCATGCCGGTGGCGTTGGCCACAAGCAGGTTGGCGATGAACTGGTCGGCGTCGGTGGCCAGCGAGTCGCCGGCGGCGTCGGTGTACAGCGGCAGCAGGTTTTCGTTCGACTGCGCGTTATCGATGTCGTCGACGTAGAAGTCGAAGTTCTTCTCCTGATCGATCAGGATGTCGATTCCGGTGTCGCTGATGGCGTCTGCCGACGTGGTGCGGCTAGCCGCCTTGTAGTCCTTGACCGCCGGGGCGACCACACCGGGGATGTGGATGGTATTGCCCTTGCGGGCTTCACCTTCGTACTTGCGGTCAACGAGGGAGGCGAACACATTCTTGGCCATGTAGCGCTCAAGAATGTAGGACGACCAGATTTCGGGGATGAAATGGGTAACAGCCATCTGACTGGCTCCTTCCTATGCTTACTTCCCCATCAGCTCGTCGAGCTGTCCGCTCTCGCGGGCTTCTCGAATCGCCTTGGGGGACATGTTTTTGAGGTCATCACGGGTCAACTGCTTGGGACCGGTGACTTTCTTGTCTGAAGTAACCTCGGCTGCCGGCGCTGCCGCCGGTGCGGACTTCGACTTGATCGCTTCTTCGAGTCGAGCATTGAAACGCGTCTTCCACCGTTCGGCAGACTCGCGCATCTCCTCTTCGGTGCCGCCCTTGATGTCCTCAGGGTCAACTCCGGTGGTTCTGGCGACCTCTGATCGCAACCGTTCGGTGCGTTCGGTGGTCAGTTCGGCTCGGATCTTGTCGATTTCGTCCCTTGGGTCGAACTCTTTCTTGTCTCCGCCGCTCTTCTCGATGAGCTCACGCCACTTGGTGGCGTCGTCGTAGTTTTCCTTCGCGCGCTTTTCCCAGCGTCGTTCCTCAACGCGGGTGGCGCGAAGTCTGTCCAGCTCTTGCCGTTCCTCGGCGGTCAAACCATCGGTTTTGGCTTCGGATTTCGGCGCCTTGATGGCGTCTACGGTTCCTTCTGGTTCGCCCGGTTCCGTTACGGCTCCCGGCATGTCATTCGGGGTCACATCAGACATGTGAAATTCCTTTGCGTTTCGCATTGGTGGCGCCCGTACGGGCGAACCCCCTACTGGGGGAAGTCTTGTGGAGCAGGCAGTGCAACTTGTGGCGCCATCGCCGCTTCCTTGGCCCGATCCTTTTCGACTTGCGCAATCTGGTCGGGTGAGTATTTGAGGATGTTTCGGGCAATTGAGCCCCACGGCTCCCCTGCTGCTGCCGCTTGTGCTGCGGCAGAGTACTTCTCAGACAGTGTCACGCGGGCCGGTTCCTCGAATGACACCTCGACGTTGCCTATTTTCGTGACACCTTCGGTTTCCAGCGCCTTAACGATGATGGCCTCGAGGCCGAGTTTTACTACCGCAAGGCAGGCTTCACACTTGAAGATGAAAGCCTTCTCGGTGTTCATGGCGCCTTCAGCCGACTGATTCGCGCTGTCTGGCATCAGCATGGGCAGTGGGGTCTTCGTGGCCGCTGAGAGCTGCCTGATGTCTTCTTTCGACGCGGCCAGCATGGGGCTCGCATCGGTGGTGGCCGATTCCCAAATGTCAACACCTGGTGGGAGATCCCACAGCGCTCCGGGGGCCGGTTCAAAGATTGCCGCATAGTCGATGGCGTTGCCTTTTTCATCGACCGCCGGTAGGGGCTCGTCGCCCTCCTTCTTTAGAGCGCGCTGACGGAACGCTTGCATCGCCATCGTCGACAAGCGCTGCAGAACGCCAGAGTTGATACGGTTAATGATGTCTATGTGGGTTTCGAAAACCCCCGCACCGCCCGGGTTTGTGTACACAACTACAGGTGGGGCGCCGTCAGTCTCGATCGGGTCGGTTTCAGGCTCCCATCCCCCTGAGATTCTGGTCATGAGGCGCTTGGAGTTGATGTTCTGCACGTAGCAGGGGCGTGAGAACTTCTGGCGCGCACCGTTCACCCAAACGAATGCGAAGTCTTTCTCTTCGTCTATGTCGCGCCAGTAGCGGATCGCGGCACGTACTCGCCATGGCTGCAGTGGATCTACTGCGGAGTACATGGTTTCGGGGGAATCGGCGGTGATTATTGCCTGTCCGTCATTGCCCTGCCAGCAGGTCAGGTATGAATCGCGGAATGTCAGTCCGTAGTCGAGCCACTGCCGCACAACGGCATCCATACGGTTATCGCGGTAGATGCGTTGCGCCTGCTTAGCAGTCTCCGAGTCCGCGGACCCGTCAACCGTGATTCCGTTTGGCACGATGCGATCAGAAACAGAGTCTCGTATCAGCATGCCCCAGTTGGTGCGGGACATCTTCTGGAAGGCTTTCCAGGATGCTTTCGTGTTCTTCGACTGCTCCGGTAGCGGTGCGTCGCCGGACACATACCGGTCCAGGAGCCGGACTCGCGGCATGTTGTCGTCGATGCGCTTGGTCAGGATGGGGAGCCATTCTTCTGGTGTAGACGCCATGGGACTCCCTTCTGTCATTTAGTAGATGCGCCTCGGCACATAAGATTTCGGTCGCGGCTTAGCCCCGGATCGTCGAGCGTCCACACATGCCGTCCAGGACAGGACAGCGGACATTGCGGCGTCGAACTTGTCCTCGAGTCGCCCGTCTTGCTTCTGGAGGATCCACAGCGGCGCTCCCTGGTCGTCAAGGAGCTTCAACTCGTGCCGTCCGGCGTTCCCCATGTGCTTAATCAGCGTGTCTTGCCAGGCGTTTTCGCCGTAAGTGACGATCCCTGAATCGATAGCCTCGACATACGCCCTGACCGCGGCAGCCATAGGCGTCTTTCGCTGCGTGAACCACTCGACAACCTGATCGGGGAACCGCGCCGCCCACGAAGCAACCGTTTCTGTCCAGTGCGGCGGGTCGCAGTAGAGGCGCCACACCTCATACCGGGACATCATGTCCGTGACTAGGTCTGTGACCTCATCCTCTGGGATTTCCCAGTCCTCGACGTTTTCAGGTCGCTCCCAGCAGCCCAAAAGCATCTGCCGCCCAGTCTCGATATCCGTGATGGTGAGTGCGGTGGCGTCACGGAATCTCGCGCCATCGAACCCCGCAGTGACGAATGCGCCGTCCGGTATCGGACCCCATGGTTTGTCTTCGTCCTGGAATCGGAGGGATTCGACTTTGAGCATGTCGAACGCCTGGTAGCCAGATTTGCGCCACCGATTCAGCCACACCCGTTCCCAGTAGGCTTTGTCGATGCCCTTGCGGTCGTAGTCCTTTGCGATCCGCTCAAACTGGCCGACGCCCCACTCCCCTACGGGGCCGGTGGCGTCTGCGACGGCTGCGATCCGGTTCTCCACCGTGGAAAGGTCGCGGTGCTCGTCGCCGGCCCAACGGCGGAAGAAGAATAGGCTAGGGTCGTCAACCTCACCCTTGTCGATAGCTTCCGCCTCGGCCAGAACATCCTCTTCGATGCTGTTCTGGCCCGGCTGGCCCGCGGTGGAGGTGTATAGCGTCCACGGATCCTCGAGGGGCCGCTTCGGCATGTTCTGGAGCATCGTTTCGTGCGCGTCCCGCATCCGCTGCATGAACAGTCGGTGTGGTTCGTCGAAGTGCTGGAAGGTGGTTCGTGCACCGTCTCGGGAGCCGGGGGCGTTGGATACTGCGACGACAAAGCCGTCTTCGGTGCCGTTCCAGCCCTTTCGGATGATCTTCTCTTTGGTGATCACGAACAGTTCCGAGTCTGGCCCGTTTTCAAGTACGTACTTGAGGACGCCGTAGGCGAGTTCTTCTACCTGCTCTTCGGTGACCGCCATCATCGGAATGACGGGCGACTCCACTGGCCGGCCGACCGGATTGCCGCTGGCGTCGAATCCGTCGCACCGGACCGGAGCCTCGGGGTGCAGCTCACAACCGGAGATCCAGGCGGCGAGCTCGGTTTTCGCCAGCCCCTTACGCACCTCAATGGCTCCGCGCTGAAACCTGCGCCGCCCGGCAAGCCGGTGTCCTTGCGGATAGATCTCGTAGAGGCGGTAGATGATGCCGCGCTTCTCGTCATCGAGTCGTGCCGGCTGCCCCGATAGGGATCCTGGGCCGAACACCATCCGCTCTTCGATGAACTGGCAGACCTGCGGACCCAGTGTTGGGTAGGACAGGTCGAGCGGCGGAACAATCAGAACCGCCATGGCGGGACTACTGAACTAGCTTGAGCCGCGGATCTGAGTCGGGTTCTGGCATCGGAGCGGGGTTAGGGACGCCGCGGCGCTTCTGACCCTTCGCCTTCGAATCCTCCGACTGCTCGATCTGCCATTCCAGCCGGCGGCGGGCCATCGGGTTTGTGCCGTAGTCGACATCAGCCTTCTCGAGCCGAACCTGAATCTCAGCCCGCTCTTTCGCTGTCTCCGCCAACCAGAAGTCGTTGTACAACATCGCCACGCGCAACAAACCGTTGATGTCAGACTCCGCATATTCGGGGGCCATCGGCGACGACCAAATATCAGCCCACCAACGCTTCGTCATCGAATGCCACACGATCTCCGCAGGGAGCTCGGGCGCTTCAATGTCGTGATCGGCAGACAAAACAGCCCTGGTCGTCGTCTTATTGCGCCGAGCAACCAGACTCGGATCTTTCTTAGTGGGTCCAGGCATCATCAACCTCCCGTTTCGGGACTTGGACGCCCCGTTTCGGGGCCGGAAAAGCTGGGGAACCCGTACAGACCGAAAAGACGGCGTCTGGCCGATGTCCGGGCGTGGGGTGGGGTGGGGGTGGTCCCCAGGGGGGCTATTGCCGGGCCGTGTTGGCTTCCTGGGCGGTTTTCCAGGCGTGGCAGGTGTGGCAGGTGGCTTGGCAGTTGATTGCGAAGTCTGTGCCGCCGAGGCTGACTGGTTTGATGTGGTCGACTTCGGTGGCTTGGGTGGTGCATCGTGGTCCGCGTATCTGGCATGTGTGGTTGTCGCGGTGTAGGACGTAGGCCCTGGTGCGTCTCCATGCGCTGGTTCCTGTGCGTCCTGCGGATGCGGTGCGTGGACTGGAGGACCAGCCGCTTACCTTGTGCTGAGGGCAGCGGGTGTCGCCACCATGTACTAGCTCGGTGCAGTCCTTGTGGGAGCAGACCTTAGGTGCGCGGGGCATGTCCGTCTCGGGACAGCTGCAGTCGTGCGCGCTTCTGCTGCTCCTCCACGGTGGTAACGCTGACCGGTCCGTTGAAGTTGACCGTGGTGTCCACACGCTGGCCTGTGCCGGGTTCTCCGTTGGGTATCCAGGCGTAGTCCCATTCACGGTAGGACGCGACGTTGGTTTCACCGTTGAAGATGTGCAGCACATTGGTGGGGCTGGACAGGTAGTGAGTGCCTGATGGGTGTACGTATTCCTTGCCTCGTGAGCAGACCAGGACGGGCATCAGCAGTACTCCAGCTCTGTTGTAGGTCCAGCCCATTGGGTGCGTGTGCCTGTGCGGTGGGCTTTGCGTGGGGCGTTGCGTGTGGGGCGCTTGGAGATCAAGGTGTCTGCGTCCTCGTGGTCTACAAGGCTTGGCCATGTGTATGCGATGCGGTGCTCTTGGTCTCTGGCCCATGTGGTGATCGCGTCATCGATAGGCATCTCAGGTAGAGCCTCAAGAAGATCAGGTACCAGGGTGGTGCGTATGCAATACCCAACTGCGTGCAGTAGGTGCTCGGATATCAGCCAGGGTGAATCAGTTTGGTCGGCTTGGGTTGTGGCGCGCTGTATGGCGCGCTGCCATAGACGTGGATAGTTGGTCCCCAGATACAGGGACACGATGTCGCAAGGGGCCGCAGCAAGAGCTGTCTCGAGCTGTGTGCGGAAGTCGTCTACAGGTTGGGCGTCATCCTCGAGAACCACAACCCATTCGGTAGGGCTAGTGGATAGCCACTCAAGTACGTGGCGGTGGTTGCCGTTGCAGCCCTTAGATCCGTTGTCTAATGACAGGAACGCTGCGCCAGTAGCTTCCATCAGGTTGTGGGCCGCGGCGGACCGCTTGTTGTGGGCGACTATGCCGATTCGGTAGTCGGTCACAGGTTCCGGTTAGTCATTGCCCCAGCGGTGGGCACAGGACCGGCAGATTCGGGCTACGGCGAAGCCCTCATCGCATGGCGGCTTCGGTGCGCGCTGCACCGGGATCTCGCGGACCGTTCTACCGCCCCAGGTGACCACTTTCTCCGTGTCATGCGGTTCATATTCGTAATCAATGACGCAGCGCTCGTACTCATCCCACTCTTCGGGGGTGGCTAGGCGCGGTTCATCTAGCCAGTGGACCCCAATTTCTCCGCAGGATGGGCATTCGGCGACCGCGGTGAACGGCTCAGCAGTTTGCATGATCACAGTGGCAGGCGCTCAACCGAAGACAAGCGCAGCGTGGTGGCGCTTGTGGCGGCGGCGAACCGGAAGGGTTCGATGCGCTGATTGGTCTTGCGGTTGTAGACCACGTTCGTGAAGTCCACCCGATACGTCAGCTCGGGCAGCGGCCCGATCGCTTCGGTGTTGGCGAGCAGCTTCACGCCCGGTGTGGAATCGAGAGTCTTGAGGACGCCGTCTTCCTCGATGCGGCCGATGATCGGCTCCAAACGCACCGTGGTGGGGATATCGGAGATGGTGGCCAGCACTTCCTTTACCGACGGGGTGAAAGTGACGGTGCCGGAAATCATCTTCAGGTCCGGCTCGCTACCGTCATCGGACCCGTCAGAGACGATGGCCTGATAGGTGTCGGCCACAGTGAAGTACACGAAGGCTGCCATTAACCGTTCTCCCTTCGCATCTCATCAGCGAGGTCTTCTAGACGCTTATGTTCATCGGCCATCGCTTGAGCGCGGTCACCGACAGGATCGAAAGGTGGAGTGCGCCACCCACACGAGCAGGCACCGCCCTTGCGGGTCTTCCCGCCAGGGAGCATCTGCTCGAACGTTCCGACGATGTGGGAGTTCACCCACTCCAACAAGGTGTATTGAGTGCCATCAGGGCCGGCGATGAGGTGTTCGGCCATCACACACCCCCTGCGGTGAGTTCGCGGATACGTTCAGGTGTTGCCGCCTGCCGGTACAGCTGGTAGCGGGCCTTGTTGCGTTCAGTGGCGGCACGATCAGCGTCCGTCAAATGATCACCGCTGGCACCGGGTAGGTGGTACAGGTGATAACCCGGTCCGTCGATGAAGCGGGTTGGGCCGCAGCACACCTCAAACGCTCGGCACATCGCGTCATCGTCATACCAAGCACCCTCAAATGACTCGTCGTACTGGCCGATGAGTGAGAGGGATTCCCGGGAGACGACATTCACGGCGCCGATCGACTGCCTTTCGCCCCGGACCTGATGCGATACAGCTTCTTCTGGCTCTAACTCAAGATCTCGGACGCGAACCGAGTCCTCGGGGGTAATGGCCATGAAGCGTGAGAACGGAACGACTAAACCTGGCGCCGACGAAGCCAGCGCGACCGCTTCCCGAATCTGGAGAGCGTTGACCAGCAGATCTGATTCGCAATAGACAAGCACGTCGGCGTCAACCATGTCGGCACCGCGGTTATATGCGGCGGATCGGTTGAACGACTCATAGCCTGAGCGGCCGTCATCAACAACATGGATGCGATACAGCCCCTCTATGCCCATTAGGACGCGTCGCAGATTCGCGGGCCTTAGAGGGTCCTTACCGCGGTCCCGGAACGGGATGATCACGGCGATGTTCACAGGTACTCCCCTGCGACCTTGGCGTACCCCCTGCGCAGTAGGTCCCATGTCTCATCGGGGAGCTGCTGCGGTCCAAACGACAGGTGCGACACCACAAACCCTCTGTGGATGACTCGGGGTTGCATGTTGGCTGCGCCTTCGTCGCCGATCTTGAATCCGTGTGGCCAATCCCTGCCGGCGATATGGGCAGGCGACGGGGTATCGAGTAGGTCGGCTATGCGTTTGAGTGTGGGGTGGTCGAGGCCAATGCAGTTGATCGACAACCAGTCTGTTGTCGGGATCACCTGGTTGGGCTGGCCGGTCACATCACGCCAGTGGGTGAGGAAGTGCTCGTGGGACATGTGGGCGTAGTCGCCGGACATGTGCACATCCAACAAAGGGATGTTCAGGTTCTCGAAGCCGCGCCAGATCAACGGCTCCAACCATGTTGAGGCGCCATTGTTCACGGTCAGCGCGGAGACAACACTTCCCCGGTTGTTGTCTATCGCCTCGATGTATTCACCGAATCGGGCGGTTTCGAAGAACACGTCATCGTCGTCGACCTTGACGAACAAACAGTCCCGATATTCGGGTTGGGCGTAGTGCCACCACACCTTGTTGAAGCCGGTCCAGTGGCATCCGCCGTGGAAGTCGTTGCGGACGGTGATCCGCTCCCCTGTGATGGTTTGCAGATACTCCGCGTCCTTGGGGTCGCGGGCGAGGTTCCAGATGTCGTATTCGACGTTCGGATGCTCGGCCAGGATGCGTTTGATGTACGGGACTTGAAGTTGCATATTGGCTTTGCGGCCTGCGAACACAAAGAGGATGACTCGCAACACAACTCCCTTAGGTGATCCGAATCGCCCAAGCCTCATGCGAATGCCCAACCACACACCAGTTGATGGCGGTGCGGTCGGCGTACTCTCGCCAGGCTTTCATCTCGTGGTCTTCGCAGCCGTCATAGCTGTGCCATTCGTCAAAAACGACATAAGTTCCAGACTTAAGCTGTAGGTGCTCCAAAGCTGTTGCCGTGGACGAGTACAGGTCGCAGTCGATGTGCACCAAACCACACTCGGGGAAGGTGAACCCTGGCAGGGTGTCGGCGTACCGGCCTATCACTAGGCGAGTGTTGTTGATGGCCGGTGGTTTATGCGCGAACGACCCCTCGGGGAACCCTTCGCGCCAATCCTCTGGTAAACCGGTGAAGCTGTCGAACCCGATCACCTGCATGTGCTCGGCGATGATGCGGGTCGATTCGCCTTTTCCTACCCCGAACTCCAAAGCCGCACCGGGAGGTCTTAGGCCGACCACATGCCGCAGAAGCGAATAGTGCTCTACGGGCGGGAAGTATGGGCCCAACTGGTAGTCCTGGACGCCTTCGCCTTCCCGGTAGGGAAAGTACGGCCATGTTGGGGGCTTGTGGCCCCAACGGTTTCCGTTCGCCTCACACATCCGGGCACGCTCGGGAAGCTCAAACCGGGAAGAACCTGTTCGGTTTCCCTCGGCTTTGTCACGCGAGTAGATCAAGTTGTGTGACCCGCGGACATCAGCGAACGGCCATCGCGTCAACCCCGCGTCATGGATTCTCTGCGACCAGTCGACGTGTTCGCCGCCGTGGGCCCCATATCCGATGTCCATGCCGCCCACCGTGTTGATCACTCGACGTTCGGCGTATAGGAGAACTCCGCGGGGGAATCCGATAGCGAAATGCTGCTCGTCTTGGTAGGTGACGCTGTGTCGGCCACCGCTGGGCCACTGGAACGACAAATGCGGTTCCGGCGACTCAACGTAGGGCTGCCACCACTCGTCTGTCGTGGGCCACACATCATCGTCAGCGAGAAACAGGTGGTCGCACCCCAAGTCCATGAGCTCGGCGATGCAGCGGTTTTTCGCCATCGCTATCCCCATGGGTAATGGATGGCGAACAACACTCACGCTAGGAACTAGATGCACTGGGATTCCCCGCCAGCCCTCAAGGCACAGCGGCTCGTCGCTGCCGTCGTCCACAACAACAATCGGCACATCAGCCGACGTGTGCTCAATCCAATGCATTAGAGCGTTGAGGAGAACATCTCGGCGGTTGTGGGTGGTGATCGCTACCCCGAGCACTACTGCCCCTCTTCACAGTGCGGGCAGCAGTCGTACCGGAGGCGGCGCCCGCAGTACTCGCAGTGCTGCACGGCCATCTAATCTCCCGTTTCGCCTGTACCCGTCAGGGTGGAGGTCTACGATCCGCCAATGATCAAGATCGCAGCTGCAGCCGCCGTAGCGGCCAGCATTGTTTTCGCGCCCGCGGCATACGCGGACGATGACTCCTACCTGGACGAACTGTCCGGGCAGGGCTTCCAAGTGATGTGGCAGTCCCGTCCATTCCTACTGGCCGCCGGGAACGGCATGTGCAACGACCTGCGCAACGGGGAAACCCCGGAACAAGTTGCCTCGCACTCCAACTATCCGAACGCCACACCAGCCAATCTGCTGGCTATGGCACGATCGGCGAAACGGAACCTATGCCCCTAGGTTCACGATCCAGTAGCTCATCCATGCGGCTGTAGGCCACAAGCTCCTGGTCGATATCGCCCTCGGTGCGGGCTATACGTAACCGCTGCAACGCTTCTAAAATGCGGAGCTGGTTAGCGGTGAGGGCCATGACTATCCGTCAGTGAGAGGGACGTCGCAGTCGTGGCACTTGCGCACCGTTGCGATCCGCCACGGGCCTTCTGCGCCTAGCACGTACAAGGGCAGCGCATATCCACTGGGCTTCAAGCACCTCGGGCACCACAGTCCGGTCTCTGGAGTTCCAGGGCTGATGTGCAGCACCACGCCGGGGTGCTCACCCAACGGTTGGTCATCAAGCATTGATTACCTCCCAAAGAGATTCAGCTCTGGGGACCAGAGGACTCTAGCCGGGAGCGCCGGTGGCTCATAGGGCATGCCCTTCCAGCCTGTGAGAAGCACGGCGTGCCCGTACTCATCCATGGCGTACAAATCACCGTCGGCGTCCAGGATTACCGACTGGGGGTAGACGTCCTTTAGTTTCTCTTCCGTGTCCACGCGGAGATAGACAAAATCGGCGATCTCGGCGGCAAGGTGTCTTGACCAGTCCGCGTCGCTGTTGATCGGTCGGCCGCATTTGCAGTCCAGCCCATATGGTCGATGTTTCTCGGCGGCCCTTGCAAGTAATTCTTGCGCGTCTTCCATACCTCAATCATCCCGTGTTTCAACGGGATCGGCGGTGTCTAGGCGGGTGGGATTCGACGGGAGCCGAACATCCGCCGCCGTTCAGCTGCTTCCTTGGCCTCGTCTTCATCGCGCTGAGTCCATACGCCCAGCATCTTGCGGCGATCGGTAGGAGTCTCGGTATCCCTACCGGCATTCTCGGTCATCGACTCGATGTAAACCCGTTCATACGTTGCGATAGCACGGCTTAACTCTTCATCCGATGTATCAGAAGGATCGAAAGAGAGACCGAGTTCACGGGCCCGGTCTATATGGGCTTGGGATGGTTCAGTCATCGGGTGTACCTCTGTACGATTTCGAGGGCAGCTTTCACATCAGCTCTATTGCGCTCGGAGTCAACAAGCCCTCGATGATGAAGCAGACCTAAGACGCCATCGACGGATTGCAGATCGGCGCCCACTCGCTTCAAAGCTTCACGAGCAGCGGCAGTGCAAGCGCAAAACATCATGCCGTCCCAGTTGTGCCGTTTACACACCGCCTCAGCGACTTCAATCTCGGGATCATCCATACCTCAATTTTACCGAGCTGCAGCGGAAGTCGCGGTGTCTACAACCGTCTCCGGTACGGCTCGTAGAAACCCTCGGGTCTGTCCAACTGGAACATCTTCGGCGACAGCCACAATGTCATCGTCACCGATGACATTTCGTTCTCCGATTGGGCTTCAACCTGCACTACTGCTATCCAGTGCAGATCGTGGGTGCGTATCCAGGCGATCTGGTGGCCCCGCATCCAAGCCTCTAGGCGTAAACCCTCTGCCCTGAGGGTGATGTTGCGGTTCTTGACTAATCCGCCGACACAGCCAGGTAGGGCTTGGTACATGTCGACATAGACGGTGCGGTACAGCTTTTTGAGCGTGGGAAAGCGAGGGTTGCTAGACCACCGCTCGAACACCTGTTCGATAGTAGAACAGGGAGGCTAGAGGGGCAAGTCAGTCCGTGTGCTCGTCATATGGGTGCACAACGCCGTCCGTGTCGATCCAGCACCCCCAGTGTTCAATCGTGCTGAGGTTGCCAGTGAAGCGGACATAGAGCTCGACTTCGTCACCATCACAAAATGGGCGGCCACAGAGGTAACACACCGGGTCTGCTGGAACCGTCCAGCTCCAGTTTCCAGTTCCGGCAAGGTTGGGGCGCGGGGATTCGGCATCTAGGTCAACGGTGTCGCCCGGGTGGAGGATGGTGTCTCTCCACCGAGAGGTCTGCGGCCGAATCTCACGCACCCTCAGGCTGATGGAACTACTGCTCATGCTCTCAATTATTCCGCACCGTGGCGGAAACGGCGGTGTCTAGCGTCGCCCGAACAGGCTTCCGAGAATGTCGATCGGGTTGGCCGCTTTGACCACTCCCCTGATCTCCGAACCGAGCTGGCCTAGTTCAGCTTCCGCGCTACCAGCGATCCTGTCGGCTGTGGTTTCCACGGTGCCGGCTGCACGGTCGCCTACCTCACCGAGTACTTCAAGACCGCGGTCTATGAGTTTGTCGGCGATGTTGTCGGGGATCTTCTTGTCCAATACCCGGAAGACGGCGTTACCGATCGCTACGGCTAGTAGCGGCCAGAACTTATCAAGCATGGCAGCACCTCCCGATCCATGCCGTAGGCGCTCTGCCATAACGCGACGCGGAATAGATTTTTCTTTACAGAACTTTTGGCAAGGCCGACGCTGGAAGTATGGATATCGAAGCTCGGTCACGTGTCTACGTGACCACCGCAACCGGTTGTGAAGTTGAGTGCCTCGCCACCACTCGGGTGGTTCCCGGACGTGATATGCCCGTGGTCTGGGTTACCTCAGTCAACCCTGCTCAGGCGTGGAAGATGCGTGAGATACCTTGGCCTGCGCAGTATGTGCGACCAGTGTGAACTACTCAACCCAATCACACTCCGGGGCGGCGCACTCTTCTTCGTCACAGTTCTGCCAGCAGTGTGGATGCCTAGGGTCCCTGAAATCGCACCTATGGGTGCAGCACCAACCCGGATCTAGGTCGCTGCCCTCGCATTCGATGATTGGCACTAAGCCCCCACCACGACGTAATGGGTGCAGCCACAGTCGCACCGGTCGTACACGAATCGGCCAGTCCACGTCTCTTCGTCAAAGTATGTTGACTGGATGTGTCGACCTTCCAAGTGCTTACACTTCGGACAGGTCCCGACCCTCACCGCTCCAGCTCCTCTAGCGTCCACCTCAGGTCTTGGGCTAGTCCAGGATTGTCCTCGGCGCACGAATCGGCGTATGCCGCAAGTGCCGCACGTGCGTGCCGGTCCTTCTTGTATTCAAGGATGAACCACGGCCCCATATCCTTGCCGTCCATACGCTCAACTCGGTACTTCATATACATGCCGCGTTCGTCTGCCATACCCTCAATTATCCTGCGGTTCTGGACAATCTGCGGTGTCTAGCCGCACCTGTTCTGTCCAGCTTGTTGGGTCGTTCTCGGGATCTACTCGACACCCTGTAGAGCAGGGGGCGTAGCGGATACGGCCACAGGGGATGCAGCAGCGGACACGAGACAGAGGCATGGAGGAACCTCCGTTTAGGCATAAAAAAGACCCCGACCTAACGAGAGATCGGGGTGGGGACTAGGTAGAGGTGCTAGTTGCGCCTAGGCGCAGTTTACTACTTGACGGTGGTTAAGGGCGTTCTTGCTGGTCGGCGTGTCGCATTCACGGCATGCAAGTCATTTCTCCGTATGGACTGATTGGCTGGTACTCAACCTGCTTCCTCGGTTTACCCTGAGTGGCTAGACGATTCGCATGCTCACGAAGGCAAACATCGCAGATGTTCAGGAGCAACTCGGTACCATCGAAGCTGTCCCAGAACGTCGACCCGTAATGCCCGTATGTACGGAACTCCGTACCTTCTAATGGCTGGTTAACCTCGTTCAGAACGGTTAGTAAGGTCTTTCCGCACTTGAAGCAAGGTAAAAGAGCATCGGCGACTTGAGATAGTTCAGTCATAACTTACTCCAATAGTTGCTGCCATCCAGATGCCGGTGCCTAATGTGACCACTGCCTGCACTCGCAGTGCTGGTGTTGACACGGACCGTAAGCGGCTCGGTGATCCATCTGTTCATGGTTACACGCGCGGCAATCTGTTGGCCATGTGACTTCGTCACCACCAGCGAAAAGCTCGGACACCTTCTATGCACCCTTCTTTCGGTCTCGCTTCTCACAGTTGTTGTGCGCGTGCAGCACATCCCCCAGCCGGTAGAACTTCTTGCCCGTATCCGGGTCACTGGAGACTGGCCGCAGATGTCCACCACGGGTCAGTGAGTGCACCCGCTGGGCGTTTAGCTTCTTTCCCATCTCCCCTATCCGGCGGGCGATGGGCTCGATGGTGTCGGCGGTGACGATGTGCTTGTTTGCTTCATGTACCCGCCCCCGGTCAATCACAATGTCGTCGTCGGCGGGGATGTCTATCTGTCGCCAGCACTCATCGATAGCGGATTTGATGTCCTCGTAAGCTTCTTCTGAACCCTCGGTGAGGGCTAGGGCGATCATGTTCACTCGCAGCCACTTCGCCAACGTGATGATGTCGTTGCCCTTATCCCACACGATGGCTCGTTGTTCGCACACCAGCCTCACCCAAGTACCCAAGCAGTTGTGCAGTACGTCGGCAGCGTTATGCGCCCCGATATGGATGGGAACCTGAGACTCAGGTTTGGGCCTTCGGGACATGCTCAACCCCGGCCTCTGGATGCGGGCCTGGCGGGTCAGGGTGACGGACAACTCACCGATCATTCGGGGGATGCTGGCCAACTCTTCACGGAGCTTGTGTTGACTTCCCTTGTCTAAGAAATACGAATCAGCAACGCTCACACGACCTCCTCGTATTGGTCGCAGCCGCAAAGTCCTTCATGCATTCCGGCTTGCCCCTCGGTGGGTGATAGGCACGTGCCACCCCCAGCGGCATGCACAGCCGAGAAGTGGCGGCAGTTGCCGCATCGCTCAAAGTCACTCACGAGGCTTCTCCGTTCGACGGTGGATCGTTGGCGAGTTCCAGCAGCACGTCTGCATGACAAGGGGAATCGAGAGAGCACCAGCAGGCGAGGTCGTGGCCCCGTAGCGGCGCGACGAACTCGGCTAGGTCTGCGTCTGTCATGAACGTCATATCGAGCGACCGGTAGAGGGCAACACACCGACCGATAGCGCTTACCTTGCTCCCGAACCCGTCGTACTGGACGCCATTGTCATCCTCTATGAGCCACTCGCCACCGACGAGAACGGGTCGAAACGGGTTGCCCCATTGGCTCGGTCGCCCGACGTAGATAGCACCCTCCGGCATTCGCCAACCCTTAGTGCGCTTACGTTGAATCCGCTGCGGCATCGTCACTCCTGCCCGTTCGACGGTGGATCGTTCTCTGCCATATAGCGTTCCCAGGCGAGACGGCGAGTGCGGGCGGCATGATGGGTTGCGACAGCCGCATAGGCATCCGATTCGCTGTCACCCTCGTAAAGCAGGTTGTTTATGTACTGCGTCGGCCCGAGTGGTCTGCGGTAGCGGCCCAATCCGATAGTCCCACAGGCCCATGCCGACCATACGTCACAAGCAAAGTGGGTGACATGGTAGAAGCCGCCCGGTTCCAGCGTTGCGAATACGCTTCGCGCGTCTGGCCACTCTTCCCATTGCAGCGGTTCAGCACTCAACTCTCACTACCTCCGCGTGGTGGCGACACGATCTCCGATATGTCCAGCTGGCACTTAGGTTTAAACTCTTCATGCAGCATCTGATACAGGTCTCGGGCCTGTCGATCAGTTAGGTGGACATCAACCAATCCGCAAAATGTCAGCGTGTACCGGGTGCCGCTTACGAGATCCATCCGGCCCAATCGGGACATTTCCATGCCTTAATTATCCTCCGTTTCAGGACAAGTCGCGGTGTCTAGCCCGCTTTCCTTTCCTGGTTCCACCTACGCCTGTCCTTCAATGACAGCTCACCCCACAACCCCCACTGTTCTTGGTGGGATACGGCGTACTCCAAGCACTGGGTACGTACCGGGCAGTTGTGGCAGATAGCTTTAGCGCGTTTACATTCACGGCTAGCGCCCTGCTCTGGGAACCACCAATCGGTAGGCATTCCCTTACATGCGGCCTGATCCTGCCATCCCAAATCGCCGACATAGATGCCTTGGAGTGTTCCTAGTATCTCAACTTCATGGCAACCGAATCCGTTCCCGAGTGGGTTGGATTCAAGCCCCACGACGTAGGTGTAGGCATGGGACGTCATCAGCTTGCCCTCCCCCGCTTCATCACCATCCGCTCATGGGCGGTGACCCCACCAAAAATCCCGTACTCTTCATTAGCTCTGAAGGCGTATTCCAAACACTCGGCAGCGACCGGGCATTGAGCACAAATAGCTTTCGCAGCTTTGGCCATCGTCCTCCCAGGACTACCCGGGGTGGGATAGAACAACTCGGGATCTGTCTCGGGGCAAAGAGCGTACTCTGTCCAGGGCTCGTGGTTGATGGACCACATGTCGGCGCCACCGTCTATGATTCTTGGTCCGGGGTGAATGTTTCTCACTAACGCCTCCAACGTGTCTCATGCGGCCAATGCCTTGGTTTCCCCAAATCCCCCTGCCCATCCATGGCTATCCATCTACAGGGATGCCCTTCTGGGGCACTACAGTCCGGGCACACCCGCTCCGCGGCCCCGGTTTCGGTGTATGCCGTAGGTTTCCGGCGGCTACCGGTGTCTTGGTAGTCAGTCACGGTCGGCCTGCCATTGCCGAACCTGCTCGTAAACTGCGTCAGTGGTGTCACATGACAATTCGCAGATGCCAGATGTTCGGCGGCATGGGACCAGCCTTTTATGCGTTAGGCATACCCAAACCTGCGACGCTTCATCGTCGGACCACTCGATACCGAACATGTCGATGTAGCTCATTCGGTCACCGTCCAGCCAGACACAAACCGGGATTCGTAGATGGGTTCCATGCGTGGGTCGTCGCCCACGGTCCTCCGGTTACGCCTTCTAGGGATGCTTTAGCGCGGTATACAAGCTCACTCATCGCGCCTCCGAACCGCGCATAGCTTTGAGGGCGTTGTAGACCGGCACATACTCCTCTGAGATGGTTCGCCCAACCCGCTCCAGGTACTCGGCGTTAGCAGTCTCGTTGTCGCTCATCGCTCTAGTTCCTCTGTCACAGGACAACCACGGACACGGGGAAAGCGCCGGGGGTGTGCTCAGTTACATCAATCCAGGTGAATCCCCACTCTGGGGCAGGCTCAACGGTTACCGCCCACAGATGCCTTATACCCACTCCGTCGATGTCCACCTCATCGGGATCGACCCCACCGATTTCGATGCAGTATTCCCTTAGCTGCCTTACGAATTCACTATCCCGGTCATGCCCGTAGGCGTAGTACATGTCACCGTTCTCATCCTCAGTGAACATGTAGCGATGCGTCTCGTCGTACTGTGTTTCGAAATCTTCCGGGGTGAGTGGCGGATAGACGTGTGTAGTTGTCATTGGTTCAGCTCCTCTGTTGTGAAAATCAAGGGGGCGAGATCATCGAGCAGATGGTCAGTGATTGACGACATGCCGTAGTTGCGGTCAAACCAGTCCTGTATCGGTTTCAAAGCCTGAATGGCACCGTCTAGGGCGTCGTCCCACCCAAACGGCGGTATCCGACCCGTGTTTTCATCCTCCGCCCGCTGTGCCGCCTCTACTGCTGGATCGCTCATAGTCCTAGTTCCTCTTCTCGCAAGGACCGGCGAATCTCCCTGACCACCTGATCCCGACGCTTCTGCGTTGTCTCACATACGAGATACCCGTAGGCGTCAGCTAAGGTCACCAACTGCATGAGTTCTTCTCGGGTGAGGGTGGAGTAGCGTGCCGCCCATGTGACTGATCGGTCGTCCCTACCCATGCAGGGGCGCGGCCAGGATGATCCGTCTGACAGTTCGATTCGGCTCATAGTTCCTCACTTGGGTAGACCCGTTTAGCTCGCCGCCTGCGCTCACGCCGACGCTCGTTCGCACACTCTCGGCAGTTCCCGCTTTTCTCGACGTTGGCTGCCGTCCGCTCATGCCCTCGTAGGCAATGGGTCTCGCGTGGGCGGGGGCCTCGTATTGCGCGTGCCAGATTGCTGTCGCGCCGCCGCGTGTTCTCCTGTGTGGTTACCGCTTCGAGGTGCTCCGGGTTCCAACATGCTTTGGAGCGACATCCGCGTGCGGTGACATGATCAATCGTCAAGTCGTCCGACAGGTCTTGGTCGATTAGTTCCCTGTACGCCACGCGGTGTGCCAACTTCGCGACTCCGTCAACCGATATCATCCCGTAGCCTCTATTTAGCGCTCCGGCGAAAACCCAGCATCCAGTCGATTCATCGACAGTCGTTCGTTCCCATAAGCGCTCAACCGGACTGATGGTGTCCGCATCTAGGAGATTCACCAGGCGGTTGTCTGATCGATCACCGCTCACATGCCTGATCCGGCCAGTCGGACACTCCATGAATGCCGCTGCGACCAGGCGGTGCACTAGGAATGAGGAAGCTTGACCGTCCCGCGAAAGCGTGGTGTAGACGTACCCGTCCCGGTGTGACTTTAGATTCAGAATCCGCGATGGCAAGCGCATAGATCGCCCGTCCGACCGATTGACGACGCGCGACATGGATCGAACCCTCCCCATGTCGGAAACCTCGTAGTGTCCGTCGAACCCAGCTATGGCGAGCCATCTCTCCGTAGACCTACTCATGTCAATCCCAATTCCGACGATGGATAAACGCGCTTCGCGGTCTCACAGGGCCACTCGTCGCCACAATCGGCGCAACAAGTCCAAGGGGTGTCGTCATGGATGAGAGGCCCCGGCTCCGGCTTGTGTAGTTCCTGTACCGACTTAGCCATCTCACGAGCAGCCGCCACCATTGCAGCTTCCCTGACCGTCCCGATAGGTGCGAAAAATTCGTTAGCAGCCCGTTGTGCGGCTTCGATTGCAGGGTCAGTCATGACCACCATCGCAGCCGGTATTTGATGTGGTGACGGCAATCAACGCCGTGAGTGGGCTTCTGAGGATCACCTTTAACGCCTGCCGCCATGATGGGATGGTGGCTGCGGTCGCATTCGCACGGGGTTGCGGGCTTAAGCCAGTAATCGACTTCCGCTAGAACCTCATCAACGCTAAATCCACAGAGATCATTGCCGGGGAAGCACCGTTCTAGGAAGGGTCGGTCAAGCTCAACCCACCATCCACCAGCTAACCCTGCCATTTCGCCCGCGTTGTAGATCGGCTCATAATCGATAGATTCGATTGCGTATCCACGCGATTCGACAGCTTCACGGATTCTTCGGCGTGCTCTCGTCTCGCTCATCTTCCACCTGCCGCGAATGCTGCGATAGCCTCAGCACCAGAGGCGAACAGCGCCCAGTGGTACCTGGTTTGGCGACCAGGGCAGCAATGAACAATGCGTCCAATCGCCCATGAACCGCCTGCGCCCTTCCAGATTCCCCACTTGAAAGTCATCTCGCTCATAGCTTCACCATGTCTTCTATGAGGTCGTGTGGCGCCGAGACCTTCTGTCCACATGTGGAGCAGCTGCCGCAGGGGAGGCTCTTGATCGTCGTGTCTACGAAGTTCCCGATCGTGGATACATGCTCTGCACAGATGAACACTTCAACAGCTGGTCTGTCGCAGTGGTCTACGAGGTGGATGGTGACCATGAAGTCCGCGGGCTTGTAGCAGTCTTGGCATGGGGGTGTGCATTCGATCTTTAATCGGGCTAGGAACGCCGTAGGGGTCTCTACACCGGTTCGGGGTTGTAGTGACACCACTGGTTGGGGTTTGGGCTGTGTGCGTTTAAACCAGGCGGTCATAGCGGCATCACCCGCAGCGCATACCCGTTACCGCAGACGCGGCACTCGCCCGTGAAGTCCGCGATGCTCGCCGCGGTGTCTAGGCATCGGTCGCACAGATTGAGCTCGAAGTCTCCATGGCCGGTGTGGTCCATGCCATGAACCAGTGCCGACCACGCAGCCTGGTGATCGCATGCATTCATGGCATGCTGCCTGCCGTTGCAGCCATGGATCCGGCACTCACATCCCCTCGCTGGCATTTCTCCTACGAGTTCTTTGATGTCTGTTACTGCTTGGGTTGTCATGACTGAACCTCCCCGAAATCGTCGGCGAACGTGCCGATCTGGGCGCGGCGGGAAGATTCCAGCCGGTAGTTCACGGCGTCCTGGACGACCTCTAGACCCTTCTCAACTTCGGCGCGCTGGCGCCGAATCTCACGGGCCGCCTGGATCATGTCCTTCGGCAGAGGTTTGAATCCGGCGCCGTTGTCGCGGTACATCATCGCGACGCCAGCGAGAACATCAGCTCGATCAAGCTTGTAGATGGCGATCTGCTCGGCCCACGCGTTCACGGTGGCCTGCGCAGGCTTCGGGAACCAAGGGTCGTACCCGGCGCACTTGGCGAGAGCATCTGCGGCGATCTGTGTGTAGTTCATCCGGTTATCGCTTTCTGGTCGTCGGGGTCTTCTGGGGTTCCGAGGTCGTGCCAGCCGACGACTTTCGCGTCGGTGTTCGACAGGCCGTCCGGCTGGCGGCGCTCGCGGTCGGCGGCGAGTGTCTTGGCTGAGGCGAGCCAGTTTGAGAATCCGGCGTCCCAGTTCGACAGCACGCGCCCCTGGGCGAGTGCGTGGTTCCGGAATGATTCGGCGACGGCGGCGAGGTCTTTGATTCCAAGAGCCTTGGCTTTGGCGCGGTGAGTGAGGCTGGGTTCCCAGTCTTCTGGGATCGAGGAGAGGGGTGGGTAGATCGGCTCGCGCGCGCGTTCTCTCTCTGTTTGTCCTGCTCCCCTGCTCCCCTGCTCCCCTGCTTTAGTCTGGAAGTCCTCCGGAGGTTTCCGGTAACTTTCCGGATTGACGTTCTCGTTGTAGTTAAAAGTGCCGTCTGGCCTGGGAAAACGTCCCGCCTTCGGCTTCTGCACGTACTGGATCTGTTTCCACTTGTCTACGTAGAGCAATTGCTCGCCATGGACCTCGTATCGGACCACCAAACCGACCTCGCAGAGCAGGGTTACGGCTTCCGAAAGCCTCCGGAGGGTTCCGGAAGAGTTCCGGAAAAGGTCTCGCGGGAACACATCTGCGGCGATCAATTCGATGTCGTCTTTCCCCACCCCGTTGTCATCCACGTACGCCTCTAGGCCCTTGAGGACCAGCCGTACATCCCAGTCGAGTTGGGCGATCGTCTTGCTGCGCCAAAACTCGGGGCGGGTAGACCTAATGCGCATACCTACACCGCCTCCTGGTTGTCTCGCTCGAATCCCCCACAGGGGCAGTACCGGTAAAGAGGCTCAAAAGAACCGGGGATGGTGGCTTTACAAGTGCCGTAGTGACGTTGATGCTCATCTAGATCGTGGCCGCAGGTGCAGATGTCGGTCATGGCCGCACCCGCGAGTCGTAATCAGGGTGGGTGTTCATGAACTCCGCCAACGCGAATGCGTGCCAGGCGACCGCGATGATGTGCGGGGTGCCAGTCTCGGCGTCGATATCCTCACCGGCCCAGAACTGCCACAGGTGCCGATTCAGCGCGGCGAATGAGAGTTTCCAGTCGTAGCCCTTGCGCCAGTTGTTGTCGTCATACTTCTTCGAGCCGACGCCGTAGTGGCGAGCTAGAAGCCGCAGCGGCTCAGCAGGTATCAGGTCGTACCGTTCATCGTTACCCGCCTTCTTGGCGCCAGTAGCGGACACGTTCATGGTTTCGTTGGTGCTCATGCGTTCACCATGTCCACAAACTCACGGACCGAGGTGACGCGAGTGGCCTTCTCTAGGTGCTCGTTCCATGGCCGGGTGATCAACACCGGGTTGCACCCCGACTTCTCCAGGGCGAGGTAGTTATCGACGTTGTCCTCGATCATCCAGTCCGTCTGGATGATGGTCTTGTCCTTCGAGAAGGTGAGAGTGTCGTACGGGAGGTTGAACTCGCCCAGCCATTTAGCTGTCGCTACATGGGACGCGGATGGATGCGTGCCGAAGCCTCGATAGGTGATCACATGGATCGAGTGCCCAGCGGACCTTAGGTCATCAAGAGCCCTCTGGGTTGAGCTCCCGCCGAGCAATCCACATGCGGTCCAGAGCTCACCGTCATCTGCCGCCTGATGGCAGATTCGTTTGAAACCTGCAAGAGAGATGCCCCAATCCTCGTAGAACTCCCAACGCTCAATCTGTGAACACCACACCTCGGGCCACTTATGACTTCTCGTTAGGTACTTCTTGAAAGCCGAACCGAAGTCGTACAGCACACCGTCTAGATCCACACCGATCTTCATGCGCATTCCTTCTTGTCTTCAACAAACACTCCGCAATCACAAAGGGATCCATCATCAGCTGGCCCGTAACACTCAGCTTGTTGACCGTTGTGCTGGTATCTCTGATGACCACAACGGCAGAAGTGGTAGGTAGGAAAAACCGTCATGCGCCCTCCTCAAAGTCGAACGTCATGGTCTGACCAGACAGCCGTTTCGCAGCGATTTCGCAGTACTTCTCTTCTAGCTCAACACCAATCGCCTGGCGTCCCAGATACGATGCAGCCGCAAGTGTGGTACCACTTCCCACGAATGGGTCAAGAACTAGCTCGCCAGCATCACTGAACAAATCGATGAGAGAACGGATCAGGCCGTCGGGCTTCTGCGTGGTGTGCAACCGGCCCCCATTTCGACCACGATCTAGAACGATTGGCACCGACCAAACCGCATGACGACCTCCACCATTCCACCGCTTCTTACCTGGCGGGTGGCATATCGTGATCGCCTCAAACCCTGTCGCCGGTCTGTCGCCTGAAAACTGCGGAGTGCAACCCAACTTCACCCAAGCGCCAGTTCGAACGTAATCCATACCATTGGTAACGAGATCCCCGCGCCAAAGGTGATCTGACTCAACATCCGAAAACACCAGTACCCACCGCTGTGCCATCCGCGCAAATTGGCCAGCGCAAAACACTCTTAATTCATCGGATAGATGGCCAAAGCCCAAGTCCACAACACGCCGCGTGTCAGCGCCGCAGCGTCCGCCACGATCACTTTCAACCATCTTGCCGGATCTGACACTGGAATGTGTGTGCTTACTGTAGGGCGGGTCCGTGATGACAGCATCCACTTCACCAAGCGCGGGTAGAACATCGCGGCAATCCCCGTGATACAGCGTCACTAGATCGTCTTGGTAGTAAGGCTTCACGCGGCTTTCCTTTCCAGCTGGCGGCGAAGCGATTCGAGCTGAATCCCCATCGCCGCAGCCACTTCCGCGTCACTCAAACCTGTGCTGCGGTAGTCCTCGTACTTCTGAATCCATGTCGACTTACCGCCCGAATCGGGTGTGGCCGAGGGGTCGTCGATGTCGTCTTCATCCCACGCGAACGGCAGCGCCCAACCCTTCTTACGGCCAATGGTGCGCATCCGTTTCGAGGGGCCAGGGACCATCTGTAGCCGGCTGAACAACTCCGCGATCTGCCGCGCCCGCACAACCGACACAGTCCGGCGGTCCAAATGGTTCCCCAACGTTGAGGCGGGTATACCCATCTGCTCCGCCAACACCGATACAGGCCAACCACTAGCCATCAACGCCCGCAGCCGCCGCACTGTACCCGTAGCATCAATAGTCCCCGACGTACCAAACCTCATTGGTATAGCCAGGATCCGTACCGCCGTGGCCTTACGCATCTTCGGATACGAACCGTCACGGATCCTGTCAACCCCACCCCGAGTCATTCCCGCCAACTCGGCGATCTCGGTCCAGGAATGCCCTGAGTCGAACAGCCGCAACAGATGCGCCCGGGCCGCGGTTGGATCCACATAGCCCCGGTCTGACAGCTTGTAGTGCGGATTACACAAACCTCTGCGTCTGTAGATACCGGCCCGGTGGCAGTTCTCGCGCCTACACTTCATGCCGCCACCGCCAAGAAAGAACCGTCATCAAACAGACGGACCGTTGCGCCGAACCTCAGTACCGCAAGATCCGCCGGCAGAGTTTCGCCATGGTCTAACTTCCAGCCATGCTCGCGAGCCTCATCGGGATTGCCCTCCACCCACATGTGATGCTCTCTGCATAAAGTGATCAGATTGGCCATACCGAAAGCGATATGGGCCACGGAAGTTCCGCCACTCCCGCGGGCCATGCGGTGGTGAACGTCCAACATTCCGTCAGGGCGGCAGCAGATAACACAGGCCCCATCCCGTTCCAGGACATCCGCCTTTACCGCCTGCCATACCAACTGCTCAAGATATTTGGGCTTACATCCTCGGATCCTGGCCGCTTGCTTCACTGTTAGCAGGCCGGCGCGCACATCTCCGATATCCGGGCTAGGCACTAGCGGCCTCCTGCCGCTTCACCTCAGTGGCATGAGACTTGATCAAATCACCCAACACGGTCGGGTATCCATCAGCATCCACGGTCGGCGAGGTCGCCATCCGGTGGCCGGCGACCTCTTCAAACAGCGCCTTGAGGTCGTCCATGGAGTTGAGGGCTAGCGCCTTCTTGCGGTACTCGGCGACCGTGGGAACCTTCTCCCCATCGGAAAGCCATTCGCTGATCTGCTGCGCCAACTCCTCACCCGGGAAAGGGATCACCGCTTTGGAGAGGGTGTGGATTCTGGACTTGACCACTGTCAGGGTGTTGTCGTGGTCCAGGTCGCCGACTAGGTCGAACTCGTACTCGATTCCGTCGCGCTGCTCGGGTTTCATACCGACCTTGCGGGGAACCTTCTTGCCGCGTTCGTTCTCCTCAATCACATACTCCGTTTTGGAGCGCATGGTCACAACCACATGCCCAGGGAATGAGACCAGGGCGTCAATCATGCGGCGCTCTTCGGGGCGCACTTCCTTCCAGCCCGAAAAACTGTTGCCGTTCCTAGACCTTCGGTCTGCCTGCTCGAGCATCCCGTCCACGCCCATCCAGTAGTGCGAGAGGGAATCCACCACCACACAGCCGTACTCGGCGCCGGCCGCGGTCCCTAACAGCTCGACAAGGGAGAGGGGTGCGAAGCTGTCGGGCTGCACTGTGTCGAACTGCCAGCCGTTCAGCCCGACATACTTCGATGCGCTCCCCCGCTCGGTGTCTACGAACGCAACCCGATCTGACAAGGCAGTTCCGAGGGCCAGCGCCGTATAGGTCTTGCCGCTGCCACTAGGCCCCGACAGAGCGATCCGGGCGTGAGAGGCTTCCCGGGTCGCTGGCTTGAACGTGAGCGTCACTGTTCAACCTCCACGTCAATCACGGCAGCATCCAAAGCAGCGGGGCCTTCGAGTGAAAACTTCCCGCGGGCCAACAACTCCCGGATCACCTGCTCTGTGTGCTCGGTCGGTTTCACGGTCACATACGGGTTGCCCTCGATCAGAACGATGAGCGGGGTATCTCCGTCAGAGAGCTCGCCAGACTTCTTAAGTTGCGCCAGGAACGCCGGCCTAACCTGCTCGACGGTCTCCACCTCGTCCGGGTGATTAGATTTCACCCACTTCAGTAGGGCTTTGTCGTCAACGACTTTCGCGTCAGTGCGCACCGACTTCACCGCCCTACCCACAGGCAATCCGTTAGCCCGCCCAACTACCGCGTCCCCAACCTCCATGGAATCCACAAGGCAGGAGCGGCCCTGGTTCTCCTGATCTTTAAGCGCCTTACCCAAGAGGGCGTACATCGCCACATGCGCCACAGCGTCACGGTTATCACTCATCGCGGGTTCCCCTTCTCGTCGTGCTCGTCATCTACCCAAAACCAGTCAGGAACAGCAGGACCGGGATCAGACAGACGCCGGTAATCGGTTGCGAGCCAATCGGACATACGGACACCACGAGTCATGAGGGATCACCGAGAACTTCGGTGTAGGGGCCACGACCCGTGAGGAATTCAGGACTCAGCACGCGGCTTCCATCCTCGTACACCCAGCCATCTTGCGTGTGCTGGAATTTCCAACCAGGGGTCTGCTCGCGGCCAACGAGCAACACGTACCGGGCTTCCCACACCGTTCCGTCTCGCGCCTCTTCACAATCCAAACTCGGAAGTACTCGGGGCTCAATAAGTTCGACGTAGGGGGCCGTCTCTGTTGGCTCATAATCGACGCCAAACCACCCGACTGTGCCATCTGGCCGTAGGCGCATCCACTGATCAGTGTTGAAAAGCACTTGACCGCCATCAGAGTCCAGCCACCGTGCTCCTTGTTCGTCTACCCCCAACCGATCACGGACACGGGGTGTACGAGGAGGCTTGGGAGCTACAGGCTCATTTCGACTCAGCCCGTAGGAGCTGGTGCTTCGTGGATCGCTTACTCCCGGTTCCTGTTGTGCTGTTGGGTCGATTCGCTTGACCGGCTTGAACTGTTCAATAAATCGTTCGACAGGATCGTTGGCGCTGGACCATTCCCCGATCTCATCCTCCGAGGAGCAGGTGTACAGGATTCGGTTTACAGTCTCTTCCCAATAGTCACGCTCCCGGAGTGCGCTATCTTCCGCCTTATCGAGGCGATCGATCTCCGCATGTAGTTCATCGAGCGTCTTCCCTGTCGGGTCGTACGCATCTCCGTCAGAGACGGTGTGCTCCGAGCTACCAACTTCGTTGGGAGCGAAGATGACAGGCCAAGAGTCGGCGTCGGACGGAAGCGGCATGCCGTCGGCAATACGCGCTCCACCTGGAGCCCAATACTGCCAGTACATCGCACCACTGGACTCTGCTTTCCGTACCGCCAGGAACATCCCGTCTGGTCGTCGTGCGATGGTGCCAACCGGAGCACCCTCAGGGATGCTGTTAGCGGCGGCGATCAGCCCATCTACAAACGATTCCGGGTCCCAAGGGTTATTCTCCTGGGCCCAGGCAAGCATCGCTTTCCGCTGCGCTTCAGTCGGTTCCAGCTTCACAACGCCACCACCCTGTAGCCCTCTTCTGACAACACCTCACCGATACGGGCCATCACAGTCCCCGCATCACCACCCAACGAAAGCTCTTCCTCGATAGCGTCTTTAAGAACATCCTTGATGTAGTCGCTCATGACGCCTTCCTCACCGCAGACGCGATCCGTTCAGTAGCTTCACCAGCGAGGCGTTCCCAATCCTTCTCGCCGTACCCGAAATAGATCTCTTCCAAGCAACTCTTGAGCGCCCCGCGCTGCACATCACTCAACCCACTCATTTGCATGTCCCCTGCCCATTGGGCTCAATACCCCTGGAACGCAACACTTCATCACGCCTGGCCATAACCTCGGCAATAGAAGCGGACACATCAACACCGCCACGGCCGGCTCGGTCAAGGTGCTTGAGCATTTCCGCGCACATCAACAACACCCGCGCGTCAGCCTCGTCATGATTGATCGTGTACCTACTCATCGTCTGCGTACCTCCGCATATAAGGGAGTGGTTCAGGCTCATAGGTAGAGGGATGCTTTGACAGGCGGGCGACGGCTCGCCGCAGCTCGGTGTTTTCGCTTCGGAGCAGGCCGTTCTCGGCTATCAGCCACAGCAATGCGATCGTCAACACGGCGCAGAAGATGGCTATCATGACTGCCTCGCTAACCGGATCAACGCTGTAGCGTGAATATGGACAATGGTCTTGATATCCGAATCGCCTGCTTCAATACGTTCGGTCAGCACACGGATGAATCTGTCCCACACCTCTTCTGGGCCATGTGCATCAACCATCTCCTTGACGGTGATCACTGCTTCAGAAAGGTGATCATTGGCTGCCGCGAACAGCTGATCCACAGCACTTAGTTCTCGAATGTTCATCGCCCACCTGCCGAGTACCACAGAACGACCATGAAAAACACCGAGAACGTGAGCAGCCACCCGATAGCGGTCCAGTTCTTGACCTGGTTACGGGCCTGCTCCTTCTCGCACGGCCTGCATGGGTGGAACACTTGGTGTGCGTGGCAGATTGGGAACGTGAATAGCTCGCGCATCAGTCCTCCCAACCGTGCACTAGCGGGGACTGATAGCCGGGACGGTGCGCGGTTTTCCAGCACTCCCACATCGCCCACCCGCCAAGCCCAAGCCCGCCGAGAATGACCGCGAGGAAGACGATCGCGCATACAGCAATGAGTAGGGCGAACATCACGCCGCCTCCCCTTCTTCATCTCCGGAATACTCGGGGTCCTCTGAGTCCCAGGCAAATTCGCATCCATGCTTGATTTCGGCATTCAATGCCCGTGGGTTGACCTTGAGTTCAGTGCTAAGCGCCGTGTAGGTCTCCAGTTCGCACTTGTCGTACCGCCACAACACCGACTCCGGGTTGGGTAGTTGGCTGCGTACAGAGGCCAACATCTTCTCGATTTCTTCCAAGTCGATGTCAGCTGCGCAGTCGTAAACGATTCGTTCCACGGCACTTTCGATGGTCATGACCAACCCTCCGCTGCAACCTTCTTTGCGAGGTTCTTGGTTTCAGCTGCGACCATCGCTGGTGTCCAGTTGATGTCGAATGGCGCGCGAGGTTGATATCCCGGATTACCGGGCCAGATGTCTCCGCAGTGGAGGGTGTCGAAGCCAATCCAGTGCCCGGCAGTATCAACCTTGCTGTAGGTGAGGCCGCCGTGGACTTCTACATCAATCGCGTCGTAATCCAGTCCGAACCAGGGGTGTCCCTCTGGTACCTTGACGTATCCATTCACCGCGCCGTAGAGCGGCGCTTCTACTATGGCCCAATCGATTCCGTCGACCTGACCAGTTTCAATTGGCATCTTGCGTGCAGGGAATGGTCCGCTCATGCTTCTCGCCCTCCCTTGTAGTAATCAGCGAACCGCTTCAAGAGAGTGATGTGCGTGGGACAAAACCAGATGGCGCTGTACGCCAACACCTGTCCCGCTACATACTGATCGATGTTCGCTTTTTTAGTGAGCGATACCCCAGTGTTGAGAACGCCATCGATCGTGGGATCAGCATCCAGACTGCGGCACACCGAGATGCCGTACTTTTCGGCCAGGTCTTGCGCCGAGTCCGCGTGAGCTGGTGGAGCACATGAAACCGCGGTGAGGATTACGGCTACAGCCGTGATGGATCTATGCTTGAACACGCCACACCTCCAAGGTGTTGGTTGCAGTGGCGCTGGGGCGGTCTTCCGCCAAGATGTCCCGCCCCAGCGTTCGGGGGTTTATTCAGTTGTTGAAAGCTCTACGCCGACTTAGGTTCAGACGGCAGGGACTCCAGCCACCGTTTGAGTTCGTCGTGCTCATATACGGGCTTGCTGCCGACATAGCGGGGACAGATCCGGCCCGCGCGGCGTTCCTGGTCGAGTTTGTCGACGGAGATGCCGACTTCCTGTGCGGCTTCCTCGCGGTTATAGGAAAGCTTGCTCATGACCACTCCTTTCCATCTACCGTCTTGGGATGAGTGATGAAGAGTTCGCGTACACGCTTCGCTACGCGGGAGAGAAGATTCCACTTACCCTTGAGCACGCCCAACAGGTAGCCAAGGCGATCGAGCTCGCCTCCGGTGGGGACACCGTCTTGTGTGACATCAACTACCTGATCGCGGATGGTCGCGGCAATGAGATGCACCGGTTCCTGATCGGGCCCGGTATCCCCGCCCTCCTGTCCGGTCCGTCCTTCCCTGTCCCAGACATCGTCGACCGGTGATATTGGCCCCTTCTTGACCTTGATAACCAGGTGGCGGGCAGGACGATGCAGTTCTTCCTGCACTATCTCCCGTACTCGGGATTCAGAGATGCTCATGCCACACCGCCAAACGGCGTCGGGCCGATGGATCTCCGGTTCAGCTTGCGACGGATGAAGTCAATCCCCGACGGCTGCACGTAAGTCGTGTACGAGCACCCCATCTCCCCCGAGTTGCGTTCGTACTCATGGGCCTTAACTTCAAAGTGGTGCATATACTGCTGGTAAGGGGTGTTCCGCATGGAGCCCTTGGCGATCAACACTCCAATGTTGCGCAGCTCGCGATACAACTTGTTCTGCGAAGTGCCCAGCATCTTGGCGACAGCACCAACCGAGTACTTCCCGGTAGCTTCTATGAAGTGGTCGTACGCCTCAGCCTTCGGCGCCAACTCCTTTACCTTGCTGTCGAGGATATGTAGGGCGCGGTGGACGATCTGGTCCTCGGTCATTTCGACTGGCTGGGCCACCTCAGCCTCGCGAGTCTTCACTACGAAGTACTCCTGAGCCGCCGCAACATCCGGCTTGCGCGGGTCTCCATTCATCGCGATCAGGTATGCGGCGAAGCGGGTTACCAGGTAGTCCGTCTGGGGTCTGCCTCCGAGGTTTTTCCCGGAGCCGGGAAAAACCTCAGGACCAGCCTTTTTACTGATGACCGTAAAAAGGGTTCGGACGTTGAAACCCTGGTTGTGGGCTGCAGTCTTCGCGCGCTCGACCACACCCTCGAAGCGCTCCCACTTGTCGTACCCCATACGCTCCATGAGCCACCGGGCCGACCAGCGGTCCTCACCCCCTTGCGGGCATGGCATACGTCCGGCATCGAAGGGTGAGCCAACATCCGGGGCGAGTTCGGAGTTCATGCGATCTCCTCGATGGGGCGCATGATCGCGATCTGCTCAACACCGAGGGCCTGCGCGGCGCGGGCAAGGATGACGTTCGTCAGCTTCTTACGGCCTGCCTCGATATTGGCCAAGTAGGGACGGCTGATGCCGATCGCGGAGGCGAAGGGGTCTGGTTTGTATCCGCGCAATTCGCGCGCCATTCGGAGCGTTGCCCCGACTCGGACCCATTCCGGGTCTGGTGTTCCGGGTGATTCCTTGGGCATACATGGACAGTAGCGGAACAGTAGGGAACATGTCAACGGAATCGTTGGGAACAGATTGGATCTGTCGGGAACTTGCAGCTCAGGGGTAGTGGCAGCGTTGGAATTACTCCGGTGTTCTCCCGGGTTTTACCCGTAAAGGAACGGAAACCCAGACTTGATGTTCCCAAGCGTTCCCGGCATGCTCAAAGGTATGAACACCCGCATGACACAGCGCACCAACCTCGAGGTCGGCGAGCGCGTGCGCGCGCGGCGAATCGAGCTGAGCCTCACTCCCTCGGATGTGACAACGGCGGCGGATGTTGACCCCAAGACACTTCAGCGGCTCGAGGATGGGTCGCGGTGGCCTATCGAACGGTCACGACGGCGGATCGAGCCTGTATTGAAGTGGCGGCCCGGGGCGCTCGATGTACTGAAGGAGGGTGGCGAACCGGAAGAGGATTCGGATCTAGATGACGTTGAGCAGGAAGTGGTTGAAGCGCCAGAGCTCGGGAGGGCCGCCCGCGACGTTGGCGCATCTCTACTCGACCTCATAGACCACCTGGTAGCAGGACCGCTCATTTCCGAGTCAACGGCCAGGGAGCTCGTAGCCGCAGCAGATGACTTCAAGCGCGCTGACGATCTGCTTGGCAGCTTTGTGTCCAACATTGAAGTGCACCTGAAGTACAGCGAGGAGCTGAAACGTTTCTCCGAGCGAGTGGAGCACGCCTTCCGTGGCACCAAGGCTGGCTCGAAAATGAAGAAGGTCACAGAACTGGAGCCTGATCTAGACGCCGGACCGTTGTCCTAG